GCATGGTTAGCAGCATAAAAAGTAAAATTAAAGGAATTGCTTCATCTGCTTATTCTTCAGGAATGGCGATCGTTAACGGAATTAAAAACGGTATTAATGCCGCAGCAAGTGGGGCAATTGGAGCATTAAAAAGCTTGGTTAAAAGATTAAGAGATTTATTGCCATTTTCACCAGCAAAAGAAGGGCCTTTAAGAGATTTAGATAAATTAAATTTTGCTGGGCCAATCAAAAAAAGTCTTGCAAAAGCTAATTTAGAAGTAGGAGATTTTTTCCTTAAAGATTTAATGCTAAACAACAAGTCAATTGCTCCACAAACTTCGAATACAAATAGTAATCAAGGTATTTCTTTTAATGGAGATTTTAATTTTCATGGAATTAAGGACATAAATGGATTTATGCGAGAAATGAAAGATGTCTTAAGAAGATATGGAGGTAAATTCTAATGTCATTTGTTTTAAAGATTGATAATCAATTTTTGCCTTCAGGAGTAAAAGTTGAAACTAAAAGTCTAAATATTAGTTATGATGAAACTGGCACTCGTGGAGTACTTAGTTTTAATCTAATTGATGAAAATTTAACAGGTAATCTATTTTATTTTCAATCTGTTTGCGGAAAAGATGTAAAAGTATGGGAAAATGGAACATTAATTTATGGTGGTAAAATTGATACTCCAGACATTGAAAAAATTAATCAAAAACCAACAACACTTCAATCAATTACTTGTGTAGACTATAACGAGATTTGTGATAGAAGACTTGTTAATGAATCGTATCCCAAATTAAAGATTTCAGATTTAATAAAAGATGTAATTGACAACTATTTAGCAGAGGATGGAATTTGGTATGATGATGATTCTATTGATGAAACATTAAACGAAATATCGGTTAATTGCCCATATGTTTATTGCTCTACCTTATTTAATGAACTTGTGGAATTAATAGGATGGCAATGGTATATTGATGCAAATAAAAAGTTTTATCTTGATGATAGAACAATTAATATAGGACCAGAAATTAGGGAAAATACAAATTATTTATGGAAAAGTTTAAAAATTGGACAGGATATTTCAGAGTTAAGAAATAAGCAAATTCTTAAAAGTGTAAAAGCCGTAACAGATGAATTAATAGAGACAGCAAATCCAAATCCAGATGATAATAGAAGTTACTATGTAAGATTTAAATTAAATAATAAACCTAAAATATACATTACCATAGAAAGATATAAAAATAATCCACGAGATCAAGATTTAGTTGATCCTAGATATGTCGGAATTAATGGATTGGATTCTGGCATGTATTGGTATTGGTCAAAAGCTGAGAATACAATTACACAAGATCAAGATCAGGAAGCCCTTACAGAGGGACAATTTTTAGTCTTAAAATATTTCGGACAATACTCAATTGATGTGGTTAAAGATGATGAAGACTCTATAAATGAAAGAAAGACGATCGAAGGCGGTTCGGGATTGTACGAAGATGTAGAAAGTGGAGCAAGTATTGAAGGTATATTGATTGGAGAAGAAAAAGCTCAAGCATTATTAAATAGATATTCAAGCGTTGCGAATAAAATAATGTTGGCTTCATATAATCACAATTGGAAAAATGGTCAAATTTGCGATACAATTTTTCCAAACTTCGGCATTAATTCTTTGACTTCAGAAGGTGGGGGATATTTAGTAAGAAACTTAAAAATTGAAGATGTTGGAAATAATGTAGCTCTTCGTAAAAGTGCTACATTTGTAGATGGCACTCAAATTGGTGGATTTGTTAATTTTTTCAAAGAGTGGATGGCTAAAACAAAAGAATTTACTTTAAGAGAAGATGCACTTGTTGAAAAGTCTTATAACATAAACGAGGAACAAGAATGGGCTGGAACTGTTGTTATTACTAAGCTTGATTGTTTATACCCTGAAGATGATCCCGGTGGACTATATCCATCAAATTTATTATTCCCGGGAACTATTGATACCACTAGAACTGAATATGATTAGATTAGAGGTGATTTTATGATTAAAATAAAAGAAAAACATGGATGGATAGGCAAGGTTAGATTAATAAAAAGAAATATAAGAACTAATAAAATTATAACAAATAGAATTATCTTTAATCGATTAATGAATAGTGCTTTGGATGAAATAATAAAAACTCTTTATGGTGATGGAGAGACTGACTTATTGTTAAGGCATGTTGCAATTGGTGATGATAATACCGCAAATTTAGATACTATGACGAAGTTAGTTAATGAAATTTATAGAATTCCAATTATATCAAAAATAAAGACAGGAACTGGAATTGTAACATCTACAGCAATATTACTTGACACTGAGCCTACAGACTTGAGCGGAATTGTAACAATTAAAGAAATTGGGTTCTTCTGTGGAAGTCAATCCATAAATTGGACAGAAGGTAGTGGAAAAGATACAGGATTAATGATTAGTCGAATAGTTTTAGACCCTGTAGAATCTAAAACTGCAACCGAACAAATAAATTTTGTTCGTGAAGATGAATTTACAAGGGGGTAGAAATAATATGATCTTTCAAATGGATAGTCAGATAGATAAAAATAAAATAAATGATCCTAAATATGTTGAAGAATTTTATAAAAATTTTTGCAAAAATTATATTGATCAGATAAAAGATAAACTTAATTTTCAGGTTGAATTATTAGAAATTGATAATCCAAAACTAAAAAAAGAAGATCAATTAAAAGAAGATCCAAAAGAAAAAGAACCTAAAAAAATAACCATAATCAGATACAAGATGGAAATGGTTAATCCATTAGTTAAAAAAAATGCAATAGAAAAGACTAAAAAGCCACCAAGTTCTCATACAACAAACACAAAAGAAGAAGCAATAGAAATAAAAAATAAACGGAAGGAGCATTAAAATGACTGCTTTTAATGATTTTTCAGAAATAACTTTTAAAGATGGAGAATCTCCTCCAATCAATGCAGCTAATTTAAATGCTCTAGAAGGAGTTGTAAATTTAGCTGACAAGGAATTGGCTAGAAGTGCAAGTTTTAAACTTGACGAATATTTGCAGTATTTCAGAAAAAGAAATACAAAAGATATTGATAATTTTCAAGCAGATTATTCTGTTTATATAAATAATGATCCAACTGGAACATTATCGAATGATTCAGTATATAGTGGTAATGCTGTTTTAGGCGAAATAGCTTTAAAATCTTTAATTCCAATAGCAACCGCGGATTATTTTGATTTTGCACATAATATTGATGCAGTTAATTTAACAGAATTTTCAGATGGAAGTGTATCAACTACAGATGATTTTATTTTTATAATGTTTAAAATATCAGATATTGATGCATATTCAGGGGGCTATTTATATTTAAATATAGGTGATACTTCAATCGCAAGTACCTATGAATATGATTTTGAAGTGGATGAATGGGCGTTTGATACTGGCTGGAATGTAGCTTGGGCTAAAAAATCCGATTTTTTTGTTTGGGCAGGAACACCAAATTGGAATAATATAGATTTTTGGCAAATACAATTTGATTATAATGCTGGTTACCAAAATGAATATGCTACTTTCCAACATATGCAAATGGTTAGACATGACCCAGATACTTCAACTTATTTTAATGCTTTTCAAAAATATTTGGGAACATCTTCAGGTTGGCAAAATAAATTCTCACAAACATATCCAGTATGGACGATTGTTAATGATATTGGTCAAGAAGTACAAAAGTTAGGAATTATGAAACTTAATCCTCCAAATTTTGAAACGCCACTTACTCCGGGCAATCATAAAAATGGAATGTTAATATATGAAAATGTAAATTGTTTTCTTTCAAAATTTATATTTACATGCAAAGAAGCTGGCGAATTACCATCAATTACATTCTATATAGATTCAACACATTATGCACAAGTTTATGTGACTGGTGATACATTATATTTAAGTGTTGCAAATGGTGGGGCCCCAGTTGATACAACATATGCATTTACAAATTCATTAGATAAACAAGAAGAAGTTATTATATTTTTCGAAAAACAAAATGATACATTAAGGGCAATATGTTATAAAAAAGGTGAAATATTATGTATTTGCGAATATGAATCAACTTTTAGTTCTCCTGGGGATATATATTTAGGAGTATCAAATGACTTAAGTTTTGGCATTTTAACAGATTTTGCAATATCTAATAGTCTTAATCAAATCCATTTAGCCAGTGATAATATGTCAATGCTAATTAGAAAAAAGGAGGATCAATTATTCAATTCAACAAGTTTAGCAAATGATAATGATTTATATATGTATTTAAAACCAAACCAAGCTTATAAAGTTTCATTATATTTAATGGCTGGATGTTCAGATGATAATACCGATATAAAAACAGCGTGGACATTGACTAATTGTGAATATATAACATTAAGAAATGTAATTGGTCCTGCTATAAATTCAACGAATGTACATGAGACAGAAGTAAAATTGACCCAATATTATCCATCTGTTATTGCAAGTTATGGTTTAGCAGCGGCAGGAAGTAGAACTGCAAATATTCAAGAAAACTTTAGTATAATAAGTGGAGAAACAGGCGGAAAAATACAATTACAAATAGGTCAATTTTCTTCTGGTTCTGTAATTACAGTCGGTTATTTAGGAACATATATGGAAATTACTCCTATAAAAATGATAAAGTAAAAATTAATTATATAGACATAAATATTTTATAAAAAACAAAATAGAGGGTAAACAAAATGAGACAAGACGAATTATTAATTAAAGTAATTGATATTCTTGAAAAAGTGGATATGAAAATTGAAAATAATAATACTCAATTAATAAAACATATTTCTGAAAAGACGGATAAAATTGAGTCTCAGATATCAAATTTTGTCACCAAAGAAGATTGTAATATAAAGTCAAAAGAAAATATTAGTATTAGAAAGTATACCGCTTTAAGCCTATTGTTTGGAACAATAGGAGGTGGTTTAATAGGTCTTCTTGATAGGCTTAAAAAATTGATTGAAGTTATATTGAAAGGATGATTATATGAAAATCTTAAAAAATATTTTGAAAAATAAAAAATTTATAGCTTCTTTAGTTACCTTAATATTGCTTATTTTAAATGAAAGTAATGTGATAAAAATTAATAATGATAATATAGATAATATTGTTAGCATAGTGTTATCATTAATCGCATCTGGTGGCTTTTTATTAACTGATTTCAAAGAAAAAAAATGATATAATATGTATATGATCTATAGTTTTATTGTATAAAAAAACGAGGAAAAATTATTCCTCGTTTTTTGCTTTAATATTTTTAATATTATTTCAAATTATATTTCTTTTTCATGTAATTCTCAAAATTTCTTAAGATGTAACATAGTTTACCAAAATCAATATTAGTTTTTTCTTCATAATCTTTTCCTATAAACAAACCTTTATCATATGATTCTTTTAATATTCCTGTATAATCAGCATTTGATTTTGTTGTTGTTGCTTCTTTTACATATGATTTATTAAAATATTTGCAGATTCCACGACAAATATCTTGAGCGGTTTCTTTTTGAAATTTTGCACTTTTTAATAGTTCAGCTTCTTTTTTATTTGTCATAAATGCCGCTTCGACAAGAATGGCAACCATTTTAGTTTTTCTTAATACATAAAAATCAGCGGATTTTACACCTCTATTATCTTGTTTAGTCCCTTTTAATAATTCATTTTGGACTAAAGTAGCTAATTTTTTTCCACTACTACTACCGGGATAATAATAAGTTTCCACACCGTCTGCACTATTCCAGCCACCTGTTCCATACGCATTCGCATGTATTGATACAAAAATATTAACATTCGCATTATTAGCCCTATTACACCTATCTTGTAAACTATTATCTGACGTCATAGGTGAACAGTCAACATAACTAAAACCATTACGTTTTAGTTCAGGCATTAAATACTTTTTAACCTTTTCATTAAAGATATTTTCATGGTATCCGTCAGGAGTCCTTTTCCCTGCGGTCTCGTATCCATGACCATCATCAATTCCTATTTTATATGCCATTTTCATTCCTCCATTTTCTTATTTTTTTTCAATTAAATTAAGATAATTTTCTAATCTTACTTTAATTTTTTCCATTGTTTCTGAGATTATATTCATTTCTTCAGACATTTTTTTTTGATTATGCTTAAATAGATGAATTGTTTCGTTCATGAATTTATAAGCTTCATCCATGTCTTTAACTAATGATTTAGTTTTGTTTCTAAATTTATCAATTTCAAATATTGCTTTTAAAAATTTAGAAACAACAAATAAAAAAGATGAAATTAATAATACTATGTATATTGGAATAACTAAGGAATTTAAAATATTAAATAAACTATCATTTATTTTCATTATTAACAATTTTTTGAAATTCTCCTTTCTCATAATTTTTTATATATAATTCTATAGCTTTTTTTACTTCATTTTTTATTTTAAGTTTATTTCTAGTACAAATAAGTTTAAATTCAATATATAAATCATCTTCAATTTGCACATTTATTGAAGTTTTTTGTTTTTCTTTTGTCAAGAAAATCACCTCCACCGTAATTATAAAACTATTTTGCATATTAGTCAAACAAAACTATTAAACTATTTTACTAAAATGTATATACATTTTTATATTTTTATTATATAATAGAGTTAAATAAAGGCTTGAAGGGAGAAAGAATATGAATAATAATTTAATTAGACAAGGTTGTAATGTATCTTATGAGAGTGAAAACGGGAATGTTCAATTAAGCTTGGATATAGTAAGAAATGTAATCGCTAAAGGCAAAGATTTTACCGAAATGGAAATATATTCATTCATTAAATTGTGTCAATATCAGAGGTTAAATCCATTTCTTGGTGAAGCCCATCTGATCAAATTTGGCGAGAATGTCCAAATGGTTGTTGGCATTGATGTATTCACTAATAGATTGGATGAGCATCCAATGTGTGAAGGATGGACGGCAGGATTAATTTTGTTAAAAGATAATAATGTGACTGAAAGAACAGGAACATTTTACCTTAAGGACTATGGCGAAAAAATAGTTGGAGCATGGTTTAAAGCTCAAAGAAAAGATTGGAAAAGGGAATTTGAGTGGAGTGTAACTTTTGGCGAATTTTATAAAGAATACTATGACAAAAAGAGCCAAAAAACAAAACCCTTAAAAAACTGGGCAGAAATGCCAGCAACCATGATTGTAAAATGTGCTATAGCTTCAGGAGCTAGAAAACTTTTTACAAAAGATTTCAAAGGAGTGTATAGCTCTGAAGAAATAGGAGTCGAAACAAATCCAGAAAATGTTATTGATATTCCTTTAGATGATAAAAATATAGATGATAAAAATAAAAACAAAAAAGATCCAAAACCTTTGTTTGCTGATAAAAACGATATAGATCAATTTTATAAAGCAATGGACCCTAATAACAATAATTTATCATCTGAAGAAGAATATAAAATTATTGAATATGTTATAAATGCTTTAATTAAAAAAGGTCAATTAAAAGAAAACACTACAATATCAAATATTCCTAAAAATATGGTTGATACTATTATTTTAGGTATAAAACAAACTATTGAACTTAAAAAAAAGAAAGAAGAAAGTAAAATAAATAATAAAGATGAAAAAATCATTGAAATGCAATATACAGAAGTAAAAGAAGATAGTCAAAAAACAGATAAAAACAGCTCAGAAATCAAAGATAAGAAAAAGACTAATAAAGATAATAATGATAAAAAAGAAACCAATAAAACACAAACTAATGGAAAAAAGGAGGATAAAACTAATGAAAGAACTAATGAAAAAACAAATAAAAAATAAATTAAATATTAGAACTTTACGTAAATCAGGGAATAGTTTAGTTGTTACTATTCCCTCAAAAATCATAAAAAAAATAAATATGTCTGAAAATGATATATTTAAAATATATGAAGAATCAAATAAAATAATTTTAGAAAGGATAAAATAATGAATAAATCAATTAAAAAAATATCTTATTCTATTAATTTAAATGATGAAGCAATGAAGTTAATATTACATCACAACATTAACTTCAAAAACTTCAAATATTGGTATTTAAGCAATAGAAAAAAAATTGAAACTTCAAAATATCTTACGGATTCAGAAAAAGCATTTAAAAAATGTTTCAAAAATCCAAATCCTAATATAGCAAAATTAGTCTTATTTTACAAGACACAATTAAAAATAAAATTAACTTACAGAATTTTAAAATAAGCTTATGCTTATTTTTTTTATATTAATTAGTGTAATTATATTACATTTAACATACTAGTTGACAAAAAATGTTCTTTGTAATATAATAGAGTCATAGAAGAGCTAAAATTAATTAATAGGAGGCAGATTATGGAAAAGATAAATATTGAAATTGAAAGAGAAATCTTTAGAAATGGCGATTTTCGGATTTATGCTGGATGGGTTGGCGACGAGTCAGTCAGTGTAAAAGCTGATGGATTTGAGCTTACAGAGGGCGAGAAAACTCTAGTAGGCACTATGGGAAATTATAAAGGTCAAAAATCTTTTCAATGTAAATACGAGGAATTTGACTATAATTCCAGAACATCTAAAAGCAATTTGCTTTGTTCTATTCCGGGTATAAAACAAAAAACAGCCGAAAAAATATTAAATGAGGTTGAGGATATTAATATTTTTAAAACGGAAGATTACCCTAAAATAAAAGGTGTTGGGCCTGCAACTATATCATTAATTCGTGAAGGACTTCAAAAACTTGAATCTATGGAAGTATTTAAAGAATTAAATATGCTGCTTGGCGATAAAGTCAGTCCGACCAAAATAAAGTCAATAAATGAATTAGTCGAAAACCTAGAAAATGGTATTGATGAATTCAAAGCAAATCCTTATAAAATATTGATAGAAAATGCTGATTTTGGGTTTAAATATACCGATAGAATTGGTTTAAGTCTAGGGATTAAAGAAGATAATCCAATAAGACTTAAATATCTTGTTGAATATGTAGTTAAATATTATACAAGTCTAGGAAATTGTTACATTGAAAAAGATGATTTATTAGATAAACTATCATCTTTAAATATAAAGAATGTAGATCAATTTGTTGAAGAAAATGAAAGATTAGAAATAGACGGAGAAAGAGTTTATACAAATTCTATGTTTGAAGCGGAAACGAAAATTCCGTATTATCTTAAAAAATTGATCGAAAAAGAAACTAGTATAAAATTTCTTGATAATTATGATATAGATCAAGCTATCAATGATTATCAAGAAATCAATAAAATTAAATTTGATAAACTTCAAATCGAAGGAATCAAAAATCTTGTAAATAACAAAGTAAGCATTTTGACTGGTGGAGCAGGAACAGGAAAAACAACTTTGTTAAAATGTGCGTTATTTATCTTAAATGAATTAAATTTTAGAATGTTCCTAACTGCTCCAACAGGAAAAGCAAGTCGAAGAATGGAACAAGCCACTGGAGCAATAGCAACAACAATCCATAGGTTTTTAAATGTTGCTGAAGGTTCAAGAACTTATCGACAGTCTGTAATGGTTGTTGACGAGTTTTCAATGGTTGATACGGAATTATTTTATGATTTATTAAGAACTATGGATGATGCACCAATTGACTTTAAAAAATTAATTTTAGTTGGTGATCCTGGACAATTGCCAAGCGTTCAACCGGGTAACTGTTTACATGATCTTATTCAGTCTCAAATTATTCCCTGTGTAAAACTTCAAAAGGTTTTTAGACAAAAAGGGGATTCAAACATAATTGATATCGCAACTTTAGTAAATGATAATAAGCAATTTGATAATTCAATTAAAAAGAAAGACTTTTATTGCAAACAAGTTAATGATTCGAATTGCAAGGAGTCAATATTGTATTTTTTTAATTATCTTTTAGAAAAATATGAAGACATTGACAAGTTTTATTCTGAAGTGCAATTTATAGCCCCAATTAAAAAAGGTGCTACTGGTGTAAATAATATCAATGAAATGCTTAAAAAACAATTAAATCCTATTAAAGAATCAGATAAATTAACTAAATGGTTTCCTTTTGACAAGGGCGATAAGATCATGTGTATTAAGAACGATCGGGAAAATGAAGTAATGAATGGAGAAAGTGGTCGTATATCTGATGAAGACAAGACAACATTCTCTGTTTATTATAGAGATTTAGACAAAACTGTTTGTTATAAGAAAAATTCCGAAACTGTTAAAAATTTTCAATTGGCGTATTGCTCTACAATTCATAAATTACAAGGATCAGAATTTAAATATATCGTGATTATAATGAATCAAGATTCTCCTTTTATGGATTCTCGTATTTTATATACAGGAATTACAAGAGGAAAGCAAACAGTTATTTATTTATCTAATAAACAAACAACTGAGAAAGTTGTCGCAAGAAATAACAGAGAAAAAAGAAATACATTCTTAAAGGAACGAATGATATCAGAATTCAAGGAGGATTTATAAGATGAAAATATCAAGAGTTATGCAATATACTCTCACTGACGTTCAAATTGGCGATATTATCGCCTTGAATGTTTGGCAATATCATGAATATGTAATTATTACTGGTGAAGTAATAAAAATTGAAGGAAATTACATAAGAATCAAAGATAATAACTCTAATGAATATCAAGAAAATGCTAGGCATATAGATATTGAAAAAACTATTGAAATTAATAATAACAAAAATAATTATATTCAAAAACTTGAAGAAATAGAAAATACTTTAAAAGAAACTATTAAATTAACTAATTTAGAATTAAATGATTTAAATAAATATTTTAATATTAAAGGTAAATACATACAAGCAAGAAAGATTACAGAAATTAGAGATTATTTAAAAATAACATCTTTAGATAATGTTATTACTAAGGTAAAGCAAGTTTGTAGTTATTTAAGAACATATTAAAAGGGAAGTTTATAAGCTTCCCTTTAATTGAAAATAGAAGGAGATTAAATATGACTTTTATAGAAATTATTGAAAGATTAGAAAATGAAATAAAAATTTTGGAAAATAATATAAACTCATTAAGAGAAAATAATAAAATGCTATTAGATCAAAGAACAGAATATATGGAAATTGTAGAACAGTTTGAAAATGAAATCAAAATTTTAAAAAATGAAAGAATTCAGATAGAACTAGCACAAATATTAAAAGTTTTGCGGTCCGCTGATATTAATAATTTAGAAAAGTATACTTATGCAAAACAATTGCTTGAAGAATTAGAAAAAAAATAGAAGGAAAAATATGGAAATATTCCTAAGGAAGGAGTAAAATAATGGAAAAACTAGTTATTGAAAAATTCTTAAAAAATAACCCACTTGATGAAATATTTTATTATCAAATAAGCTTAGGAACTTTGATGATAAGTGCTAATGGAATAGATTTTAGTATTGATATAGACGACATAAAAGCTCTTGGATTAAATTACATGAATATATTTTTCGAGACTAAATTTGGACGATTTGAATTTAAGAGGGCTGAAAAACTAGATTTATTAAAAAAAGCTTTTGGAAATCAAAAATAGTCTAATTGAAAGTAGGTTAAATCATGGATTTCAAAATATATGGACTTTGTCCAATATGCAAAGATATTAATAATAATAAATATTCATATCATAAAGATATTGATAGTTATCTTTGTACTAATTGTGGATTTTATGTTACTAAACATTCACTTGATTGTATTAATTATTCAGAAGATAAAAGCGAAATAGAATTATATAAGACAATAATTGAAAAAAGAATTTTAACAATTAAAAAAAGATAGGAGCAAAAACAATGAAAACAAGAAGAATAAGAACAATGAATAATAAATTAAAAGCTTATAGAGTTTGGAAAAATAGAACCCAAAAAGAATTATCTGAAGAATTAAATATCAGTTGTGATTGGATCAGAAAAATTGAAAATGATAAAACTTATCCTAGATATAAGATAAGGAAAAAACTATGTGATTACTTTGGGATTAACCAAGACCAACTTTTTATATTAGATCAGAAAGAGGATGATATTAATGACTGAAAAAGAAAAGTTTTTTGAAGCTTTAAAAGATGATGAAAAAAGAGATAAAATTTTTAAATTTTTAATAGAATCATCCGCAAAAAGAAAGATTGAAGAATTTAAAAAAAATACAGGATATTCTTTAGATGAATTTTTTATTTTATTAGCTGAAGATAAAATAAAAATCATAGAAATAGATAATAAAATTATTTATAAATGCCAATGTGGAACTAATTATATGATTTATAGAAAAGAAGAATCAATAAATTGTTTTGAGTTAAGAACTCAATCAGATCCATTAAGTGTTAAAAGTATTATTCCATTTACAGAATATTTCTATTGTATTAAATGTGGACAAAGAGCGGCAATTTATGGAAAAATAAAAAAAATTGAGGTGGTATTTTGAAAAAACTAACTAGATATTGTGATAATTGCAGATTTTTAAAAGTTACTGAAGAAGAACAAGATAAAATTAAATTGAATGATAATCAACTAGCAAAACATTATTGCCTATTATTTAATCAAATATTATTTCATAAAGATTATCATCCTAAAATTCCAAGAATCGAAGAATGTTTCAGGTTAAGTAATACTAATTTTGAATTTAAAATGTTTGATGATGAAAATATTTATGGAATAATTCTTTCAAAAAAAGCAGAAAAAATTTTAAAAGATATTGCAAAATATCAAAAATCAACCTATACAGAAGTCATTGAGAAATTAATTTTAGCTGAAGGAAGATTAATTTCTCATTGTTTAAAAGATATGGAGAAAAAACAATATAAGACTGACTCAACAAATACTTTTATAGCTGAAGAACATTATTTAAATATGTCTAGGAATAATGGAAAAAGTAATAAAATTTTAGAAGATAATTTAAATAAGATTAAAAGGAAAGATCAAGCCTATGAATATGCTTATGAACTATTTATTTCATATTATTATTTAACTGAAAAGTACGATAGAGAAATTGCTATTCAAAAAAATTATGATGCTAAAGGTTTTATAGTTCTCAACAATAAAGAAATGATTTTATCAAGCAAATTTGCTACAAATCTACATAATAAATTATATAAAAAATATATACTGGCTTTCCCGAAAGCTAATGAATTTTTTGAAAAAGCTAGACAAAAAGTTATTTATATGACATTTAAAACGATAGCTGAAGAATATCAAAGATTGTATGGAAAGGATGATGAAAATGAGAAATGAAGGTAAAATAGCCATAGAAAATAATTTATTAGATAAGATATTAGAAAATAGAAAATCTAATGAAAGTATTGATGATTATATTAATAAAATTTTAGAAGATCATTTTTATTTACTTTCTAAAATTGATATTAAATCAAACAAATATAAAAAAGACCTAACAATCAAAGAAATTTATCAATTAAAAGAAGATCAGAATTTTATTATTTTATCTGATAAGACAAATTATGAACTAAAAAAAGTCAAAGAATTATTCAAAAATTTAGACATTGCTGGTAATAAAGAAGATGAATTGATTGGATATGCATTAAGATTGATTCAAAGTATTCACAATACAAAATTACCTAAAGGAGAATAATATATATGAAAATATTACGTATTTTGCTTATTAAGACATTAAAAGAAAAAGGACTATTAATTCTAAGTCCTAAATTAAAAATTGAAAATTTGGGCAATTTCCAATCAATTAAAAGCATAATTAGTAAACTAAATATAGAAAATAATTTTGCATATGAAAAAATATTTGCGACTTGCATAACCGATAATTTAAATTATAACTATGAATACAATTTTAATTATTCAGCAAAGAAATATCAAATGAAAGATAGTAATACTAAATTATATGAAAATTGGGCATATATAAAATGATCATATTAATTGATTCTAGAGAAAAGGAGAACAGCCATATATTAAATTATATGGCTGTTAATAAAATATCGGTTAAAAGAAAACAAACATTAAAATTTGGTGATTATTCATTCATTAAAAATAATGTTGATTATAGAAATAAAATTGTTATTGAAAGAAAAAATGGTCTTGATGAATTAGCTTTAAATTTAACTTCAGGTAAAAAAAATAATTCAATTAATCGTCGAGAACGATTTAAAAATGAATTTAAAAGAGCTAAAGAAGCAGGAGCTAAAATGGTTCTTTTAATTGAAAATGCTACTCAAGAAGATATAAAAGAGCATAATTATAGATCAAAATTGCATCCTAATGCATTCATAGGATCACTAAATTCTTGGTATAATAAAGGATATATTGACAATATTTTCTTTTGTCAAGACAAGAATGATGCAGGATGGGCAATGTTAAAAATCTTCCATAATTTTCTTAAAGAGTTGACAAAATAGAGTCAATGTAATATAATAGATGTAGTAAGAAAAATATAAACCTATAGGAGGCAGTTATGAAAGATTTTAATTTTACAGAAAATGAAATTGAGAGGATTAATGAATTAGAAGATTTTGGAGATATTCCAGCCTATGTATTTGTTCAAGAACCAAAAGGAAAATTATCTTATTCTGACTTGTCAGAACCTGATATATTTTAAAAATTCTAAACATAAAGGAGATAAAAACAATGATTAAAGAAACAACAAAATGTCCAATTTGCAGAGGATCAGTCTCAGTAATACCAGACAAAAATGGAAAAACAATTATCTGTGATAGAAGCCAATTAAAGGACAAAGATAAAAGATGTCCATGGTCTGGAGAAAAAATTTTAGATAAAGCTAAAGAATTAGGGGATCGTAAAAATAAAAAGTTTTAAACTTAAGAAGGGTTTTCCCTTCTTATTTTTTATATAAATTCAAAAAAAAATTAGAAAGGAATAATTGGCAAATGGAATGTATATACAAAGATAAAAATTGTTACTTTTACAATGACAAAAAATGTAATAGAATTTTCTCTCAAAAATGCTTGAAGGAAATTGATCATACAAAAAAAATACAAAAAGATGCGAAAAATTATTGGAACAGATTAAGAAAAAAATAATTATTTGCTAATTAAAAAAAATAATTGCTAGGTATAAATATTTATACCTAGCAATTATTTTTTTTGCTAAATTAAAACTTGCTAATTTAAAATATTAATTGAATTGCTAACTTAAAAATTTGCTAATTTTAATGTTGCTAAGTTAAATTTGCTAACTTAAAAACTTGCTAAATTAAAGATTGCTAGATACAAAAAAACCTTGCTAAGTAAGAATTAATCATATTAGCAAAGGTTTTTTTGTTTTTAGCAACATTAAAAATAAAGGAAATTAAAATCCACAAAATACATTTTTTAGAAGTTTAAACTTAGCAATTTTAATTTAGCAACTTCTTAATTTTTATTATATATTATATTTAGCAAAAACAAAAAGAACTATTTTTTTACAGTTCTTTTTGCTAAGTGATAATTTTAAATTAATATATTTTTCAAATTTTGCTAAGTAAAAAGTATTATAATAAGATTGTATCATATACAAATAAATTGTTATATTTTTTGTTTACCCATATATATTGGAAATGGATCTTCTTGATTATTCATTTCCTTATTTTTATTTTCAAGATTATAATATTCTACTTCTTTATTAGTTAAAATAAAAACATTTAATCCATCATCTTTATTAAAGAAAATCATATTAATTATTACTTTAATAATTAATCTTATCAATATTTAATCACCAACTTTCTATTTTTAATCCTCTATCCCCTATCAAAAAATGATCACTATTTTATTAATTTTGATCATTTTAATAGGGTAGGGGAGAGCTAAAAATTGAATTAATATCTTTTTTTCTGAGATATTGCTCCGGCAATATTTTTGTCATGTAAATCCTTAAAAAATAATTCTTTATTGGCTAAAGAAAAATTTATTTTATAGCCATAATTACCATCAAAAAATATAAATGCTCTTTTTTCATTCCATAGAACAACTGTTAATTGTGAAGTCATAGCAGAACCGCCAATTCCTTCATGACCTCCACTTGTACTGCCCCATATTTGAGTAAATGATTCTAGTTGAAATCCTTCATTTGGCTGCTCTATTAATTGTGGTAACCTATCATAAATACTTAAGAAAATCTTTGCAATTTTAGGCATATCATAATATCTATATTTCATCATATTCATTTCCCTTTCTATAACGTATTGGAGTGTTATATTCTCCGTAATCTCCGCTTGTATCGGCTTCAAAAACAATGGCTGTATTATCAGTGAATGTTATTTTTATATAACCTTCACTAAGATCATTATCAATATTTTTTATTATTTTTCCTATTATTGAATCAATGTCAAAATTTTTCATAATATTTTTCGACCTCTACAACTTGAATTTTATTTTGCATTCCAATATTTGAAATATCAGCTCTTATTTTATGTGCTTCTAAGTTGTTTATTGAACAAAAAACATTTAACATTGATTCAATGTCCAAAAGATCATTTAAGGAATAAATCACAATATAACATTTATCATCTTGTCTTATATGATTCATTTCCGAAAATTGTAAAAAATGCTTAGTGTTCTTTTTATCCCAATTAAACTCAAAAACGATCCATTCAAGTTTTAAAAATCTATTTGACATGATCCTTATTTCTAAAAATTGTTTTTCTTTAATTTCTTTTGTACAATCTGAACACAATCCTGATTTATTTGTTATATGTACTCTATGGCAATATGTGCATTTTATTCTTTTTTTCATTGTTTTATTTCTCCATTTCTTTTAGTTCTCTAAGGTATCTATTTTCATAATTAATTAAGATTTTAAGCTCTTTTTGAATTTCTTTTATTTTAATTTCTATTCCCTTCTTAGTAAATGAAAATAACTCATTATTTAAAACATCATTATTTACAATAATTTCTTTATTTTCAATCATTTTTTGAATACATTCATTACATATATATATTTCGTCATCATTTGCGAATTCTCTTATATCGCAAACATCATCAATTTTACTTTCTTTACATTTATCACAAAAATTATAATCTAACATTTTTTTATTCCCCATTCTCCATAGTTTTAAAATTTTTAAATTCTTTTTGAATTCTCTCTTTAATTGATTCTTATTCATGGTAATAGACTCAACAATCTATCAATATCTTTTGATTTATGACCATCCCATTTCGGAGCTTTATCATAAATACCTATTTTAAACATATCCCAATGTTTAAGCTCAAAATGGTAACTAAAATGACCTTTTGGAGTATTAATACCAACTATAAAATGATTTTTATACATTGTTCCGTCATGATGAAATTTACTTTTCCAAGATTTGTTTTTATAAATATTACAAATAGTAGAAAATAATATCATTTTATGATAATACAATTCATCAAATGAATGATATCCATCTGAAATTCTGCCAGTATAATTTTTTTCGCTTTTAAAGATAAAATTACAGTGATTACATTGAAAAACGTTATCACCTAGAAAACAATTCAAATGTGAATCAAGTTCTAAACATTCAGGACAAATTACAACTTCTATATCATTCATCAACAGTAAATTTCCCCTTTCTTTTTTCTTCTCTTATTTTATGTGCGAGGTAATCCTCAAAACCTCTATCCCTTTTAATAATCTCAGGGATCATATTAATTTTTTCTTCATAAGGCGAATTCTTTTCTTGAATATTACCAATTTCAACTGTTTTTAATTGTTTAAAATCAGTAATAAATTGATCTAATTTTTCTTTTAATAGTCTAAATGTATCTTTTTTTGTTATTCCTGCAATAATAATTCCAGTATTAGAAATCTTCATATAATGTAATTCATTTTCGCTATCTTTATTATCGATCCAGTATTCAATATACATTTTAAAATCTCCTCTCTTTTTCTCAGTTTTAAAAATCTATTTTAATTTTTTTTTAAGATTTTTATTGATATCTAATTGACTGATAACAATAAATTTCCCTTCTTTTGTGGCTTCCCATTGTTGTCTTAATTTACGATTTTCATATAATTGGTTTAAGGCAATGTTAAGCTTATCTACTTCAAATTTTTTTGAATCAACTTTTATTTCATAGTCTTTTGTTAATTGACCTGAAAAGAAAAAATTGATTAATTTTGCATCTTCATTGATTTGCTTTAATTTTATAAAGTTCATATTTTCACCTCTTTCATTTTTATAATAACTGGAAGCCAATGCGGCTCCTCATATTGAATGGCTTTTCTTGCTAATGGATATTTAATTATTTTTCCATCTGCCATATATATTATGACATTACAAACACTAAGTTTTATCTTATCTTCTTCCTTAAGTTGTATTATTGCCTCTGAAAATTCATCTGACATATTAATCCAATAATACATATTTTTATATCTTGATGGACCAACAACATTATCTCCATTATAGTTAATATTGTTGTCTCCAAACATATCTTCTATTTGTGCAAAGCTTATACCTTCGCTCCTTTCTTTCAATAAATTTAATATCATTGCTTTCATTTTTTCTTTCATTGTTTTATCCTTTCTTTTTTAGAATTTAGGTGGCAGTGGTAAATCATTATCACTTAATTCATTTATGATCCCTTCAGGAGTCATATCATCCCAAAGAGTTTTATTTGTATTTTTAATTAATATTTCTTTGCTAATTATTATTCGCTTTTTTACATCATTATCAATTCGGGCCCCTTTGTACTCAATAAGTCCTCTATCAATAAGACTTTTCTTATCATTCCAATTGAAACCTTTTTTAATTAAATATTCTTTTAATGGCCCCAGAATAAAATATATTTGATCCTCTTTTACTGCTCCATAACAATAATTACATTTGAATTCTTTCCCAACAATTTTAAAAGCATTTTCATTAATATCATAAAATTCTAATATAGTATTTAACATCTTTATTTCAGGGTCTAAATTTTTAATATCTTGTAATCTTGATACAAAATATTTTCCAAGAAATATAGAATATTTAAGATCATCAATATCAAAAAAAAGTTTACGATAGATATAGTTTGCTAGACTTATTACAGCTATCATATATAAATGTTGTTTATTTTTATTTGGATCAAATATTTGATTCAATATTTTTTCATATAAAGCATTTAAATTATCTTTAATTTTTATAATTTCTTGTATATATAATTCTCCTAATAATCCATAATTATTCTTTATGAATAAATAATTTTTTCTGGCGAATTCTTCTTTAATATAATTATTGGAATTTTTATTAATATATTTTGGAATACAATCTACAGGAATACAAATTACACGATTGATTTCACCTTCTTTGTTAGAATCTTCTTCCATAGAATGTTCAGAAGTACACGATAAAATAGTTCTCCAATTAACAGCTTCCATAATTTTTCCGCTTCTATTTAATCTATGTCTACCACTTTCATTGCCAACTGCATATATATTCATTGATTCACTTGTTATTTCATCAACATAGAACGGCAAATTATGAAATTTTGCAAGTTTTTCAATTAATACAAGTTTAGTATCTCCACCATTTGAAGAAATTTTCATTGGATCACCAAAACAAGCCATTCCGAATTTATTTGCTAATGATTTAAAATTACCTGATTTTCCATAATAATTTATAGAAAAACTTCTTATTCCTATAAGATCAAGAAGAGGGGCGGCGAATTTTTCAGATATTATAAAATCACTATCAATATTATCTTTTGTAAATTCTTTTAATTTACTTATAAATAAATTTATATCACCTTTTCCATCAAATGACTTCATTGTATTTTTCAAATATTTGCTTGTATCTCCAGTGTAATCCATATGCAAATTGTTTGAATATGGGAAAAATTCTGTATTATCTTCATTCCATCCCATGTATGGCATTGTTACTTTAAATTTAATATCATTTTCCTCGTTTATTTTATTAAATAAATTTGTTAAATCTCTTTTAAAATCTTCTTGAGTATTAATTGATAGAGAATTCATTAAAAAAGATATACAGTTTGCCCATTTTCCAATCGTGTCGGCGGAGCATAATTCAATAATTGATTCTTTTGTAAATGGATCAATACTCTCAACTTCAAATTGAAAAACGTCATGATACTTGCTGTAAACTTTAGATTTTATAAAAAGCCACTTATCGGATATTCTTTCATAATAATATTGAATACTTTTTCCTATAACTCTTTCTTTTTTGGCTAAAATACCTTTATCATCATAAATAAACCCATCTGGAACAACAAAACCATTTACAGATTCTTTTATAATGCATTCTCTATTATATTTATTTTTGATAGTGTTCTTTATATAGTTTGCCTCATCTGGTGTGATTTTTTTATCTATTTTAATAAATACATTTTTTTCTTTTAATGCTACTTCATATAATTTATCTAAATTATCAAATTTAAGATAAATTGTATCTTTTCCTAATTTAATAGAATTCATTCTATGTTGTAATATTTTTGATAATTTCCAAATATTATTCTTCTTAATACCCATAAAAGCTCTCCTTAAGTTTTATTTTTTATTGAATCATCTTTTATGGCTTCAATTATCAATTTATTGTTATCTACGGTAATAGATATATAATCTTTAATATTTATTAACGCTCTAATATCTTTAGATAAAACAATACATTTACAATTATTTGAGCCATATTTCACAACTTTCTTAATTAATGCCATAATGTATTCCTCCATGTTTTCATTTTTATCATAATTGGGTTTTTATCATAATTGTTTTGTGTGTTAATATTATAGCATAAACACACAAAAGTTAATATAAATTTTTTTAAATTTTTTTTTGGTTACGTCTCAAACCTAGTAATAGTGCATATTTTTTTTTACTGAAACATTTGAGCTAAAATTGGTTACAAAATGTTACACAAAAAGTTACACTTAAATTTAGTGTTGATGAATATTATATATATATATATGTAGTTGTAACATATATATATATATATAAGAATATATAATAAAAATATTTTTTACATATATTTACATATATATACTTATATATATAATAATATTTTTCTACAAAATCAAAAAAAAAGTTACAAATGCTTCTATTTAAGTAGTAGCCTTGCATAGAAGCGTAACTAGCAAATGTTACTAATGTTACGCCATTTTTGTATCTATGATCAATAGTGAATGTCCAAGTGTGTCCAAAAATGAATTTTGTAACCTTCATTGGTTACATTAAAATGTTTATACTTATATTTTTCAATTAAAAGGAATTTATTGCATCATGTAACTGGCATGTAACTAGAATAAAAAATTGATGTTATCTTCATAACTAAAAAGATAACATCAATTTTAAATTAGTTGGGTTTGGTAGGTTTTGTTTTAATAGATTCTTTAATATTATTCCACTTTTCACAATCATAATTTATCTCAAATCTTGTTTTTCCTCTTTTTTTAATATAATTTTCTTCGAGTGCTTTTGTTAATAATTCTTTCTTTTTTCTTTCGGATAATTTTAAAGATTTTATTATTTTATTGCTTGCTGGAATCAGATTATTTTCCTGTTTATTTTCCAGCAAAAATTTTAAAAGTAAAAAGTAGTTATCCCCATGTTGAATTTGATGATTTTCTATGGAATTATTGTCATTTTGTACTAATTTTTTAATGTCTGTAACTTGCGTTTTTACTGAGCTAGGAACAGTTTTTAAATAATTGTACCAATTAAAGGCTTGTACTAACTTTTTGTCATAACCTTTATTGAACTTGTTAACTATTCTTTGGAATAAATTATAGTGTTTAGTCTTCTTTTTTTCCAGTATATTTATGAGTGTTTTTTCATCTTTTAGAACATGTTTTAAATCATCATAAATTTTATTATGTTTGGAATCTACTAAAAAAGCTTTATAAATTCTTGAAGTTTGATTCCAGATATTAGTTTTAAATTCCCCAGGTTTTAGTTTTTCGGTGTCTGGAACTTTAGTCATTCGCTGGGTTTCTTTTGTTGAAATACAGAAAGATATCGCCTTTTGAAATATAGCTCTAAAATCTGTATTTATTTGTTCTCCGCTCGGTCTTTGCGTAGCTCCAACAATATATATCCCGGCGGCTCGTGCTTTTTGACCAATTTGTAATAATTGTGTTTCCTCTTCTGATCGACCTTTACTGGATGAATTTAACTTTATTTCGGCTAATTCATCAATTATCAGAAAAATTTCCGACATGTTCTTGGTATTTTTTTTATTATTATAATCAAAATAATTCTTGCAATTTTCGGTTTTTCTTATCTTTTGTAATCTATCGATCATTATTTCATTTATTTTATTTATTATTTTTTGTAGTTCTTTTATATTACTAATAACTATAGTATTTTTAAAATTATCATAATCGCTAAGCTCTACACCTTCTTTTAGATCGACCATAATAAACATAATATTATTGTTTAAGATCATTAATGATTGTATTATGACATTTGTTAAAACGGATTTTCCTCCACCGGGTTCCCCAGCTATAAACAAATTTTTTACTTTTGCAAAGTCAATTATTACAGTGTTTTCTTTTTCATCAACTCCAATAACTGCTGGAATTGATTTGTTTTTTATTTCTTTTTCATCTATTTTATTTATATATTCTTGAAAAGGATAACAATCCTTAAATTTTGTTTCTTTTAAGAAATATAGATCGATATACCTAAGATTCTTTTGATTTTTTATAAAAGATATCTTTCTATTAAAGAATAATTCAAACTTACTTTTAGATTTAATAATATCCTCAATAGTTAATTCATTTGATACTATTGTTATTTTTTCATTATCAACATAAACAACCTCTAATTTATTATCAAAAAATTCATTCGATAATCTTTTATATTTTTGCTTAAATTTAAGCGTTTTAATGTTTTGCTTAAAATTATGCAACATTAAAATAAATCCTTTTAAAGTGAAAAAAAAGATTAATTTAACCCATGCTATATTAAAATATGATAAAATTAAAATCATGCTTAGGAATATAAAATTTATAATTTTAATCGTCTTTCTATTTTTAAATAGTATACATTGATCAGAGGTAAAACCTTTAATGGTAGCCCTAAGTATAAATTTTAGAGCTACCATTATGCATTTAAACAAGAATTTAATTAAAATAGTGCTTAACTTTTTTTTAGGCTTATTTTTTTTATTTAAAATTTTCAATTTAATTAAATCCCTCCATAATCTTAAAAATTACTTTTTCGCCTATCTCTGGAACTAATTCTGGATTCTTAGCCAAATAGCTTAAAATTGCTATTAAGAAGAAAGTTATAATTGTAGATAATATCTTAGATTTTGAATTTATTAGAAACCATGCCAAAGCAATAATTCCAAGTACTGCTATACATAAAGATATTGCTCCAGCCATACTATTTATAAGATTTTCAACAAAATTTGCAAATAACATTTAATTTCCCTCCCTATTAAAGTAATATGTTTCTTTGTTTCTATATGCCTGTCCACCTCTGAAATAGATTGTTTCTATTTCTTCAGTTCTTGAGGTTTTAATAATTCTCTTTTCTAATTTATCTATATCATTTTGATCATTAAAATCATCAACTGGAATATTATTTTCTTGAACCATAGGCAAAGAATTTTCTTTAATTGATATTTTTTCTTTTTTTTCTTGATTAATCATTCCTAGAATATATAAATAAGCAGGAATAGCAAGATAAAAAGTAAAATAATATCCTGCATTTTTTTCAGTTTGCAAAATATTATAAATATTATACATAAATATAATTATTATAATCAGGAATATTATTTTTATAAGTTTTGGCCTTAATATTAAACTTTTAAGGCCATTAAATAAGTTTTTCATTATATTTTATCCTTTCTTTGTCTCTATATTTGAATATTGTATAATTCTTTCAAGCCAAATATAATACATTTTTTTACAATAGTGTTTTTACTATCACCAACTTTATTATTGGCAGCTTTTTCAATAGCTTCAATAATATCTTTTGTTAATAAATAAGTTCTCTTTTCTTTATTTTTACTCATTTTAGCCTCCAAAAATTATTTAATATAATTCTATCATAGTTACAATAATAATGGAATAATAATGGAATAAAAACTATTGCAAAATTATTGCATAAATCATAAAACTTATTGACAAAATAGAATCAAGGTAATATAATAGAGGCTGTAAGATTTAAACCAGAATATAATTAAATTTCAATTTAATCATATTCTGTCTCCTATAAAATGTATATTTAGCTAGAGCGACCAGTTAAATATCTAAGTAAGTTAATAATAATGCGAATTGTTTAGATAGATACATGAAAAATGTATCTTTTTTTTTATATTCTTATTGACAAAATAGATTCCATGTAATATAATAGAGTCATAGAGAAAAACAAAAAAAACTTAGGAGGCAGATAGATTATGATTAGATTAACAAAGAAATTAGAAAACAAATATTTTATTGATAGTTTACAAGAAGAAAAAATATTGAATTGCGAAGATGGATATCGATTAGTAACAATCAAAGTTTTTGATTGCTTAGAAGCTGAAGGAATAAAATTAAGTGAAATATTAGTTGATTTATATTCAGAGGAAGTAACAATGTATTTATATGATTATTCTTTTTATTGTGAAGATGATAAATTTTTTGAATTCCAAGTCTGTATTGACGAGGAATATATAAAAGAATTTAATGAATTATACAAAGAATTTAAAAAATCAGTAAATGATCTTTTAGAAGTTGAAGAAGAGGAAGAAATTTTAAAAGCTGAAGAAGAAATTATAGAAACTGAAAAAGAAGAAATTATAGAAGAAAAAGTTATAGAAACAAAAAAAGAAGAATCCAAGAAAGAAACTAAATATCAAATAGGTCAAATTCTTTACAATTGTGGAGATATGGCAAATAATGCAGGATGGTATAAAATTACAAACATAAACATTGACAAATTTGGAGTTTTTTATGATGTTAAGGAGATAGGTGGAAATAGAAAAAATACTTATCATGAAGCATATATAAGCGAAGTTGATCGACTTAACGGATCAACAAGAATAGTTACTAAGGAAGCTAGGATTAAAGCAACTAATGAAACATATGTAAAAAATGCATTAACTTCTTTAATTCTAAAAGATGCTAATGAAAAAGATCATGAAGAAAAAATAAAAGAAACTGAAGAAGTTAACAAAGAATGGTATAAAATAACTGATCATGAAGAAGAAGAAAAAAAAGAAATAATTAATGATTTAGTTGAAACTTGCAATGCTGGAATTAAAACAGAAAAAGAAATTAAGATTTATTTTAATAGATTAGCTAAAGATCAAAGAACAAAAGTTCTTAATAAATTTCAAAGAGAAAAGAAGGGTTTAGATATTAATTTATTTTATTACAGTACCTTTCTAAATGAAGAATTTTATTTATCTGAATTGCAAGAAATAAAATCAAAAATCGTTAAATATGTAAATTTTCTTGAGTCTTTTAAAAACTCAATTATGGAAGAAATCAATAATTATCAAGAACAAATAAAAAATTTCAAGAAAGAAAAAGAACCTTTTTATAATAATACTTTCAAAATTTTAAAAGATGAAGATTTTAAAATAGTGAAATTAGATAGTGATATAACATTTGGAAATGGCAATCTTTGTTATATTGATGAATATACCTTATATCATAAAGACCTTGGATATGCTTCAATGAATGAGCAAACTCCATATATTCCAGAAGGTGGCAGATGTGCATTAAAGGCAATTATAGATGAAAAAATAATTGATTCAATACCTCATTGGATTAAATCAGCTAAATTTAAATATACATATAGATCAAGAGGGTTTTCGCCTTATTGTCAACCTATGAATGGATTAATAAATCATGAGAATCAAAAAGAATATAAATTTGAAGTTTTGACCTATAATCGAAAACTAACTTGTAAAGAAATATCTGATTTCGAATTAATTGATTTAAATGAATAGGGGATAAAATCCCCTCTTAGGAGGATATTATGAAAATAAATATTATTTCCACTTGTGAGACACCAAAAGAATATATTGAAATTATTGAAAAATATGCAAAAATTATAAATATTAATTATGAGGATGGGGAATTTCATGATGAATATATTATTGAAATTGAAATTCCAAATAATATTTATATCTTATTTAAGTTATATGATGATATAAAAAAATATAATAAAAATTCTGTATTTGAAGGACTTTTATTACATAAAAATAAAAATCAAAATGAATATTTCATTGAAATATATGATGGATATCGAGAATAATAAAAAAAAATGGGAGGATTTATACAATGAAAAGAAAATTAAGAATGTTTAAAGAAGAAAAGAGAATAGAAAAGGTGGCTTTATTAGCTGCCGAATTATTAGAAAAAACTGAAGGAAAAATAAATATTCAACATTTAAAACAAGCTGTTAAAAAGCTTGATGTTTGGAAAGATTATCAAATTGTAGTTTGCAATCTGGCAAAAGATTTTAATAATCATTGCCAATTAAATAATATATCTCATGAACATTCATGGGCTGGCGAAGATGGTTGTCGTGAAACTGCCGAAATTCTATATGGCCCAAATATTATATTTGGCGAATGTATAGATAAATGGTATTCAGATAATGGCAATATTACATATTCAGAAAATAAGCAATCGGATGCAGAATTTGACATAAATTCAATTCATATAATTTTTATTAAAAATAATTCATGGAATCAATGGGATGGGCAGCATAATTATGATGATTATGAATATAAATTGATTTGCTACTTGCCTAAAGATCATCCCTATAAATTAAATATAAAAGCCCAAGAATTTATCAAAATGTTTGGAGGTATTTAATAAAATGTTAAGTGTAAATTTTAGGTTAAATGAAAGTACAAAAGATACGACTGTAAGATTTTCAAAAAATCTATATCCTTATAGCTTTGTAAAGTTTCTTAAAGAAAAAGATTCTTTTACATTCTTAGAATCAAATAAAAAAAATCATGTATTTAAATATAACGGAAGTGTAGAAAATGCAGAATTTAATTTTAAAGTACATTTAGTAACATTTGATAATCTTAATAATAAGATTTCAATGGATTAAAAAAATGTGGAGGTGGCAGTGTATGAAAATAACTTTAATAGTTATAGTAATTATAATCTTATTAATAATTTTTAGAAAACATCTTGCTGATATTATCGAATTATTAATTGAATTGCTTATTGATTAGAAGGGAAGGAAAAACAATGAAATATCATGACAGTTTTGTCAAGTTTTGGATAATAAAAAGAGTTAAGAAAAAAATACATAAAATAGGTAAAAAAATAGGTAAAAAAATACATAAAATAGGATTTAAGTTTTCACAAAGGAAGATTTATTTATTGAAGTCTATAGGTTTTTGGTATTGTGGCGACTGTAATAAATATCACAGTCCCAGAGTTATGAACTTTAATCCAGATGACTTATTCTTTACAGATGGATCATGTGATCCAGAATATTTGGAAAAGGTTAACGGCATTTCATGTGATCCAGAATATTTGGAAAAGCTTAAAGACCTTGAAGCTGTAGAACCTGACATATAAAAAAGGCTGATATTATCAGCCCTGAAAAGTAGTAATAATTATTTAAATTTTTGAAAACATATATATTATATCATTTTGTCCTAAATACAACTAGGACAAAATGATAAATAAAGTGAGGTTGATAATATGACAATGGAAAAGAAAAAAATATATGATAATACAAAAACAAAGAAGCTTGAAAAAGCTATGAAAATGCTAGAAATTTTAAAAAAAGAGGGAAGAAAAAAGGCCCCTGAGCTTGCGGAAAGATTAGGGCTTAATAATAAAAGATCAATTTATTATTATAAGCGAACATTAGAACTTTTGGGACATAAAATAGAAACTTATGGCGGTTATGATGGGGGATATGAACTCATTGAGCCAGAAAGATTATCGGATAAGGAATTAGATTTTATTGCTGAAAAAATTAACAATGAAAAATTAATGAAAAAAATTGAAAGAATTAATAAAAGATAATAATAGGAGGAATTTGGAAATGAATAAATATACAAATAATCAAGTTTTGAAAATAACATTAATAATTATAGGTGGAATATTTTTTCTCAGTTTTTTGACATGTTTAGGTGTTGGAGGATTTCTTTTAAGTGAGAATTCCCAAAATACTAAAACAGAAAATAAAATCGTAACCAAAGATAAGGTTAAAAAGAAGAATAATAAAAATAAAGCTAATTTAGCAAAAGATAAAGTTAAAAATAAACCGACCTTATCGCATGAAGATAAAATTAAAAATAAATCGACTGAAGTCATAACACCAAAACCAACTAAAAAGCCAACTATAAAGCCAACTAAAGTTAACACTCTTGATGTACAATTAGCAATACTTCGAGAAAATTTTGAAAATGTTGCAGACATTAAATATAAGGAATCGATCAAAACAATAGAAATAATTCCACATGATAAAAGTTTTATGGTTGAAGCTATGCAGGCATATAATGGAGATCAACAAGCGTTATCAACTTGGAACGGACTAATTAAGAATTTAAAGAAAATATCAAAACAAATAGAAGATGACGACATGTTATTATGTCTTGTTAATAATTTAAATAAAGAAAATTATATACTAATAGTCAATAATGGAGCTGTAGTATATGATTTTATAAAAAATTAAAGGACTGATAAAAAATGTATAATGATATCGTAAATAGCTATAATAGTTATATTGAAAAAGGAGAAATAGCAGAACAAAAGAAAAGAGAAGAAATAATTAAATCCAATAATAAAAGTTCTGATGAAAATAAATTTAGAGAAAATTTAAAAAAGGTAAAGGAGAATTTAAGAAATGTTTAAAAAAGAACAAAATTCGAAAATTATAGATGAATCAATATCAATTTACAAACAATTAGAACTTTTGACAGATAATCAAGCAATATTTGAAAAGAAACATCAAAAATTATGTGATTATATTAAAACTTTGGAAGCTATTATAAAAAATAACCAAAAAAGGATTAATAAACTTGAAAATCAATTTAAATAAAACTTAAAACATGTAAAGGAGAATTTAAGAAATGTTTAATAATTTTAAAAAAGAAAAAAATTCGGCAAAAAAAAGTATTATAAGTATGTTGGAAACCATTAAGGAAGCTTTAGAAACTGTAGAATTAAAGTCTGAAGTAATTCTAGTTGATGAAATTATTGATAATATTAATGATTCAATTAATGAAAATCATAATGCTAGAACTTACAAAAAGCCATGTTATATTAATCCAGATCATTCTATTGATTCTATTATTATGAAAGATGATTCTATCTCTATTAATAATAATAAAGGACAAATTAATAATGTAAGTGGCAATGGTAGCATTAATTCAAATCAAACAATAGAATATAATAAAAAATTTAAAATTTGAAACAATGTATTTAAAATGTACCGTAAGAGGGAGAAATCCAGTTTATTCAATTATAGATAATAATAAAATTATAGCTGATGTATTTATTAGAAATAGGGATATTGAAAAGATAAATATATCAAAGAATTATTTATCTTTTCAAGAGATAGAAGAAATATATAAATTAATTTCTAATTATAAGAAAACATTAAATAAATAAAATATGTTAAGGAAGCTTAGAATTTCTAAGCTTCCTTTTGTTTTATTCAATATTTATAGTACAATATACTTAAAAGTAGAGGAGATGATGTCTTGAAAATTAAAAAGCTATCAATTAGCGAATTAATCAATGCTGAATATAATCCAAGAAAAGATTTGAAAGAAAGTGATCCAGAATATCAAAAAATCAAAAAAAGTATTGATGAGTTTGGTTATGTCGAGCCGATTATCGTTAATGAAAATTGTGAAAATAATAAGTATAGAATAATTGGAGGTCATCAAAGAGTAAAAGTATTAAATGATTTAGGTTATACCGATATTGATTGTGTTGTTGTTGGTCTTGATGAAACAAAAGAAAAAGCTTTAAATGTAGCACTCAATAAAATATCTGGTGAATGGGATAATGAAAAGCTTTATGAAATTTTAAAAGATTTCAATGATGACGATTTTCTTTTAACTGGATTCGATAATCAGGAATTTAAAGATTTAGAAGAAGAATTCAAAAGTCTTGGAAATAATAATAATGATTCTTCGGGATCTGGTAGTAATGAAAATGATGAAAATAGATATACTGATAAAATTGCATCTCCAGAATATACGCCTAAAATGGATGAAGCTCCACCAATTAATGACTTAATTAATGTTGATAGAACAAATGAATTAATTTCAAAGATTGAAAAAAGTAATATTGAAGATAATATAAAAGAATTTTTGAAGTTATCAGCAAATAGATTTTTAACCTTCAATTATGAAAATATCGCAGAATTTTATTGCCATCAAAATAAAGAGACTCAAGAATTAATGGAAGATTTAGCTTTAATTATAATTGATTATGAAAAAGCTATCGCTAATGGGCTTGTTGATTTTTCAAAAAAAATAAATGAATTAAGAGAAGATGAATTAAATAATAATGAAGTTGAAGGGCCATTTGGAGAGGATGATTTTAATTGAGAAAAGATTTTTGTGTTTTTATTTTAAGTCATGGTCGTGCTGATAAAATACATACGATTGATATGTTAAATAATCTTGGTTATTCTGGCAAATGGTTTATTCTGATCGATAATGAAGACGAAACAGCCGATCAATATTTTGAGAAATATGGATCTGAAAAAGTTTTAATGTTTGATAAAAAAGAAGCATGTAAAAAGACTGATCAAGGAGATAATTTTAATCATAGAAAAACTGTCGTATCAGCAAGAAACATCTGTTTTGATATCGCTAAAGAAAAAGGATTTAAATATTTTATGGAGCTTGATGATGATTATAAATCAATGAATTATCGATTTAATAAGAATTTAGATTACAAACATACAAAAATTAGAATACCAATATTAGATAATATTATTGATGAAATGATTAAATTTCTTGAATATAACAAAGATATTTTAACCGTTACATTCGCTCAAGGTGGGGATTATATTGGGGGAACAAATAACCCAATGGGAGCAGCTATAAGATTAAGAAGAAAAGCTATGAATAGTTTTATATGTAGTGTAGACAGAAGGTTTAGTTTTTTAGGAAATGTAAATGAAGATACAACAACCTATGTAAAATTAGGACAAGAAGGTAAAATTTTTGTAATGCTTAATCATATCGCACTAGAACAAATACAAACCCAAAAACAATCAGGAGGAATGACAACTATATATTTAGAGCAAGGAACATATGTTAAAAGTTTTTATACTGTAATGTATTGTCCATCATGTGTAAAAATTTCTATGATAATAAATAGTGATTCAAAAAGAATACATCATAAAATCAAATGGAAAAATGCTGTTCCATGTATATTAAACGAGAAATTTAAAAAGAGTTGATATTATGTCAAAAGTCAAAAAAGCAGGAAGAAAAAACGCATATGATACAATAATTTATCCTCAATTAGATCAAATTAGATTTTGGCTTAATGAAGGTTATTCGCACCAGCAAATTTATAAAATGTTGGGAGTAAGTGAAGCAACTTTCTATAAATATTCTACATTAAAAACAGAGTTTAAAGAGGTGCTAAAGAACAGCAAACAACAATTAGAAATCAAACTAACGGAAGCATTATATAAAGAAGGTCAAGGCTTTGAACATACTGAAGTACAAACAGAATTAGAAGAAGATGTAATAATTGATAATGGTGAGGAAAAAGTAATAAAAAGAAAAAAGAAACAAAAAAAAATTACAAAATTTCATAGAGGGAATGTTAACGCTTTAATTTTTGCTCTATGTAATAGATTTCCTACTAAGTGGAAAAGAGTTGATCAAGAAATTATTGAAGAATTTGAAAAGGGAAGAATTAAACTTAACATTACAGATGAACATATACAAAATGCTTTCAAAGCTTTATATCCTGCAATTGATGATGACGACTATAAGCAATTAGAAAAAGAAATTAAGGAAGAAGAGGATAAAAATGCAGAAAACAAAGAAGAGAAATAAAAAAACAATAATAAAATATTGTGATATTCTTTCTTTTGCTGTTATTAATTCTCTTTATAATAGACAAGAAGCACTACCAAACTTTTCTAATATTGTTGATATTGATGAATCATTCGCCGGAAAAGCTCCAAGATCAAAGGAACATTTAGCACTTTATTGTGCTACCGTATTAAATAATAAATTTCCTTATCCTCGAAGTACTAATGAATATTGTGTAAAGAATGACCATAAATCGCCATTGGATGCATTATGGGGAGCTTACTCAGAACAAGATTCTTTTTCCATATGGTATGCAATGAGAGGATCAGGTAAAACAAGAGATTTAGCAATTCTTGGTTGGCTTGAAAGTGTATTCAAACCTCATTGCTGGACAACTGTATTAGGTGGAAGCTTAGAACAGTCAATAAAAGCGGTTGCATATACTAATGAATTATGGAATATGCCAACGGTAGCTCATTTAAGAAACAAACTTTTAGTTAATGGTCAAGTAGCTGGAAGAGGTTTTAAAACAACTCATGGATCACAATTTCAAGCTTTGGCAGCTTCTACAAAATCAATAAGAGGGCCCCATCCTCAAAAATTAAGATTAGATGAAGTTGATGAAATGGAAGAAAAGATATATTTGGGAGCTTTAGGACAGCCGAAGTCAAATTATGGAATACTTGATAATGTAATAATTTCTAGCACTTTACATAATGCTTTTGGCTTAATGTCTGAAATAATCGATAATAGATATGAAATTGGAGCTAAATTATATGCTTGGTGTATTAATGAAGTTATTGGAAATAGAGGTTTTTGGACATTATCAGAATTTGAAAGAAAAATAAAACAATGTACAAAAGCAATGGTTGATGCTGAATATTTACTAAAAAGACCTAAAGTAGGAGAAACAATTTTTGAGTTTGATAGTATAGATAGAGCATATAACAGAGGAAGAAATGATATATTTGAGCCTAAAGTATTTACAGAGGCTGGAATTGACTGGGGATATAGTTTTACAGCTTTTTCTTTAATTCAAGACCCTAGAGAAATTTTTAGAAATAATATAACTAAATATTGGGAATATGTCGAATTAAAAGAAAGATGTAAGGCAATAGCTGAATTATGCATTAAATATAATGTAATAGCTGTTTATTGCGATAGTAACCCTAAAGACAGTAATATTACATTACAAAAAACTTTTATGGAGTTAAGATGTCCAACTAAAGTTATTCCAGTGTCTTTTAATAAGTGGAAAGGTATTGGCATAAATGTGTTAAGATTTTTATTAGAAAGAAACAAACTAAATATTACTAATAAAACAGCTCAAGAGAAAATGAAAAAGTATCATTATGCAAACCCAGAACTAGGGCAGATTGCAAAGATTGATGACCATATACCAGATAGTTTGATAGCTTGGGCTACAAGTAGGTATAAAATATTAGGAATTTAAAAGGAGTGAATTAAATGTTTTTGAATGAAAAAGATAATTTTCCACCTAGCGAATGCGATTATTGGTTTTTAAAATATGAGGAATGGGGAGCCTGGTATTCTGGCGATCCTGAACAATTATTAAGATTTTATACAAGATTAGCTTCGGGAAATGAGACCGCTCAAGAAAAGTTTTGGGCAAGGTTAGAAACTGAAGAAAGAAAAGGTATTGTCCATATGCCTTTAGCTGGTGATATTGCAAGCACTTCGGCAGATTTATTGTTTTCTGAAAGTCCGATTTTTAAATATGATCAAAAAACAATCGCTGGGGAAAGAATAAAAGATATTATTGAAAAGAATGGATTTAATAGTATTTTATTAGAAAGTGCGGAAATATCGGCAGCAATCTCAGGTTGTGTATTAAAATTAGATATAGAACCAAAATTAGAAGGAGTTCCTTTAATTAATGTACTAAACCCAAAGCAATTTATTCCTACATTTTGGAGAGACAGACTATGGGAAATTTTATTTTTTAGAGTAGTTAAAAGAACAGATAGTGGGAAAGTCTATAGGTTGTTTGAAAACAGAAAAAGAGGCAAAAATGGATCTCTTTTAATCGAATATAAATTAAACGTTGGAACAGCGACAAAAGTAGGCAAAGAAATTGACCCTAATAGTATTAAAGAAACTGAAAATTTAAATTTAAAACCAGTTGAATATAAAAATGTGGATGGTTTAGGCTGCGTATACGTACCTAATATGCGACCCAATAGGCTTGTTTTGGGAAGTCCTCTAGGAATCAATGATTATTCGGACGATATTTCATTGTTGGATTCTTTAGATTTTGCTTGGACAAGTTGGATGCGTGATATCGAATTAGGAATGGCTCAGATATTTGTAGATGAGGAACTACTACAAAAGACAAGATCAGATGTAAACGGTACAACGACTTATATAAATAATTTTAGCAAATTTCAAAAGTCTTTTGTAAAAATGGATTTTACTCAATGGAGAATGTCTGAAAATAATGTAAAACCTATAGAACAAGTACAATTTGATATTAGGGTTGAGGAACATATGAAAACATGTTCCGAATTAACATGGCAAATAATTTCAAATTGTGGTTATTCTCCGCAAACCTTCGGCTTGGGAGAATATGGAAATGCTCAGAGCGGTACCGCTTTAAAAATAAGAGAAAATAAGTCGCAGAAAACAAGATCAAAAAAAGAAAAATATTTCAAACCTGCGATTTTAAGTTTATTACAACAAGCCCAAAATATTGACAAAGCAAGTGGATTATATTCAAATTATGAAAATCAACCAATATCATTGGAAATAGAAGATTCAATAATGACAGACAATAAAGAAACATCTGAAGTAATAAGAAATTTATATCAGGCAAAAGCTATTTCAAATTTTATGAAAGTAAAATTACAGCATCCAGATTGGACAGATGAAAAAGTACAAGAAGAAGTGGACAAAATAAATCAAGAAGAAGGTATTACAGGCGAAATGATAAAAACTGAGGTTTAAGACTTTTTTTCTTAAACCTTGTCTTTTATTTATTTTTATAATAAAATCTCTTTATTAGATTGGAGGAAAAAATGAAAAAACAAAATGATGATGTTATAAAATTCAAATGGGAAACTGATGAAGAATATGAGTATAGGAATAATATTTATTTATTTTCTGATAAATTAAATAAAATATTAGGAGATTTAGCAAATTTAGCAAAACAAAGCTTGCCAAACTACCAACCAATGCTAGACAAGATCAGAAGCAATTATGGCAGATTTATTAAATTATTAGTTCCTGACTGTTATCAACCATTTCATGATCTATATAAAAGTGGACTTGAATATTATATAAAAGGACTAGTAATTTTAGTTAATACTTTCATTGATAAAAAAGAAAATAAACTTCCTGATAATGATAAAAATGTAATTGCTAAAATTACAAAAGCTGGTAATTTTTTTCAAGCTGGCGATGCATATTTTAGAATTGCCAATACAAAGAATTTTGAATTATTTGAAAATCAACAAATAGAATATAATGAAAAACAAAATAAGGTGAAGAAATGAACATTGATAGATATGAAGATTACGGAAAAAATTTATATTTGTCAGCTCAAAACGTGGTTTTTGGAATGCTGATTGCTACAAAAAAATTACTAGAAAAAATAAATAATGATCCAACAAATGTTACTAATTATAAAAAAGCGTATATTACAGAAGTAACAACAATTGCCAAAACATTCAATAAAGATTGGAAAAGTTGGGCAAATAAAGACTTAGCAAAAGCATATATCGCAGGAATAAACCATGCAAAAGCAGATTTAAAATATAATAATTTATCTGCATCAATTAAAAAGAAGATCAAAAATGGATCTTTTTTAATTGAAAGTCCTCCACCAATTTCAATTCCAGCATTAAGCAGTGAGACTTTATCGTTATTTAAAAATATTCCTGAACATGTGCCTTTCTATAAAACTTTTAGAGATGCAGCATATTACAACTTAGATAATCAGCCAATTCAAATACTAAGAAAAGCTGAGGATATTTATCGAAATGCAGCAATACAAGCAGGTGAGAAGTATTTCAAAGAAGGTGATATTTACACAAGGATAAAATATTCTCAAGAAATTATGGATCAATTAGCAAAACAAGGAATTCAAACTATAATTTATAAAAATGGAGCAAAATATTCAATTGACACTTATTGTGAAATGGTCGGTCGTACCGTCTCAGGTAGATGTTCTTTACAGGGAAATTTAAATAGATATGCTGAAGGAGGTTATACTTTAGTCGTTGTATCAAGTCATTTCAGAGCCTGCGACCTATGCACTCCATATGAAGGCGTAACTTTAAGTATAGAACGTCATCCAGTGTATGAAAGTGTTGATGATGCAGAAACTCAAGGATTATTTCACCCTAATTGTAAGCATGATGTAAGTCTATGGTTTGAAGGTAAAGAACCATTGCCGCCAAGAGTAGATCAAGCCGAGCAAGATTTAATTGATCAATATGGATATAATGAAGCTCAAAAAATCTCTTATAATGCTCAGTTAAGACAAAGAGCAATAGAAAGAAATATTCGTAATTGGAAAAGAAGATCAGAAGGGGCAATGGATAATAATATTAAAAATATTGCCGATAGAAAAGTTAAATATTGGCAAGCCCAACAAAGAGAACATTTAAAAGATAATACGTTCCTTAATAGAAATTATATTAGGGAACAAATAGGGAAGGCACATTAGAAAGGAGTTTTGATGGATAATATCACAGCAAAACAATTAACCAAAGAAATTAAAAGACAAAATGATTTAAAAGTTTTAGAAATAGAATTATTAACAAAACAATTTATAAAAATTGATAAAGATTATTTAAGAGATTTTATTAAAAAAAGATTAGATGAAATTGAATATAAATATAAATAAAGAAAGGATAAAAGAATTAAATGAAAAATGAAAATCTTAATGAAGCAAGTTTGTTATTAGCTAATGAAAATTTAAAAATCGTACTGCCTTATATTGCAGAAAATCTAAAAGTATTTAAAAAATGTTTATTAGCAAAGAAAATATTTTCAGAAGAAGAAATTACAAAAATGTTAATCGAATATGAAAAAATAATTTTATTGTCAGGAGATAAAAAGTGATGAATCAGCCAAAAAAAATAAAAGAAATAAGTGATATTAATACTAATACAGAAGAAGGAAAATTATTATTAATCGCACTTTCTGTTATAACTACTACTAAAGGATATTCAGATAAGACACCATATGAGGTTATTAGTGAATTATATGAAATGCATGAGGTGATCCATGGAAAATAAAAATATTAAAGAAAAATTATTAAATGATAAAGAATTATTAAGAAGATCAGTTAAAGAAAATTCTTCATTTAGCACAGCCGATCTATTAAATATTGTGGCTGATTTGATAGATTATACTTTAAATAATAATAATTTAGATAATAAAAATATAGGTTTAGATGATGCTTGTAAATCAATGGATATAAATATAATTAATAAATTAATGCAATTGGAAGAAGATAAGAAAAATTCAAGAATGATTTCTCCAACAGAAACACCAGAACATTTTAATTTAAGGAAATTTCAATCAAAAAATTTTATTAATGATTTAATTGCTAAATATAAAAAAGAAAAAGAATCTTTTATGTATTCTTTAGCAAATTTAACCGAAGATTTTATAGATGATTTAGAAAAAATAAAAGGAGTAATTGATGAATAAGTTTTATAAAAAAATTCTAATAACAGGTGGAACAGGAACACTTGGTAAAGAACTTACAAAACAATTGTTAAATAGTGATAAATATATCAAAAAAATTTATATTTATTCTAGGGATGAATATAAACAATCAGAAATGAAAAAAGAATTTAAAAATAATTCAAAATTATCTTTTTTTATTGGTGATATAAGAGACAAAGATCGATTGTATAGAGCATTTAATGAAATTGATTATGTTATACATACAGCCGCTCAAAAGCATGTTCCTTCATGCGAATATAACCCTTTTGAAGCTGTCAAAACAAATGTTCTAGGATCAGCAAATATAATTGATGCTGCTATTGATAGAAAAGTTAAAAAAGTATTAGCAATTTCTACAGATAAAGCCGTAAATCCTATAAATTTATATGGTTGTACAAAAGCATGTATGGAGAAAATGTTTATTGATGGAAATAATTATTCTGGCGATAATGAAACTATATTTTCAATTGTAAGATATGGAAATGTTATTGGCTCTAGAGGATCAGTTATTCCTTTTTTCAAGAAGATAGCCAAAGAAGGTGGCAAATTTCCTTTAACTGATAATGAAATGACTAGGTTTTGGACAACTATAGACAATGCCGCAAAATTTGTTTTGGATTCTTTAGAGATTATGGAAGGTCAAGAAATATTTATTCCTAAATTACCTACTTTAAAAATAAGTGATTTGATAAAAGCTATAAAGGAAGATGCTGAAATAAAAATTATAGGATTAAGAAAAGGCGAAAAAATACATGAAACATTAATTAGTAAAGAAGAATCCAAATGTTTTTTAGATATGAATAATTATTTTATTATTACGCAAAATGCGCCAATTAGTTCATTTGAACCTTTTGAATATACAAGTAAAAATAATGATGATTATTTATCTATTGAAGAAATGAGGAAATTATTATGAATGAAAATTGTAGAAAAATGACATATGAAGAATTAAAAATTGATCATATTGCAATGTCAAAAGAAAATGAAAATTTAAAAATTACTAATGAATTATTGATTGACAATATTAAACAATTAAGACTTGAAAAAAGTTATTTGCAAGAAGAATTAAATCAATTAAAAGAACAATTTAGCAAAGCAAAAGAAGCACAAGTAGAAAGAAAAAAGGAGAATTTGTTTAATCATGATTAATTATGCAAAACATTTTATTGATATGCATGATATAAAAGCAGTAAATAAAGTATTAACAAGCGATAATATAACACAAGGAGAAATTACAAAAGAATTTGAGAATGAATTGAGTAACTATACAGGTTATAAATTTTGTAAAACTCTTAATAGTGGTACGTCTGCCTTACATGCTGCTTGTATGGCAATAAAAATTAAACCTGGGGATGAAGTAATTATTCCTTCAATTTCTTTTGTAGCAACTGCAAATTGTGTAAGTTATTGTGGGGGAATACCTGTTTTTGCGGATATCGATCCAGATACTATTTTAATTGATCCTGAAAGTATAAAAAAATTAATCACAAATAAAACCAAAGCAATAATTTCCATGGACTATGCGGGTCAATTAGCTGATTATAAAGCAATAAAAGAAATTTGCGATAATAACCAATTATATTTTATTAGTGATTCGTGCCATTCTTTTGGTGGAATTAATAGAATCGCTGATAATGCAATTCCCGATATTGTTTGTTATTCATTTCATCCAGCAAAACATATAACATCTGGTGAAGGTGGGGCTTTATTAACAAATGATTATATTTTAGATCATAGAGTTAAATTATTTAGAAATCATGGAAGAAATGAAGAAGGTATTATGGAGCTTTTAGGCTATAATTATCGAATGTCTGAAATAAATGCAGCACTTGTATTAAGTCAATTTAAAACAAAACATCGTCTATTTCAAATATTTAGATATATTTTAGCTGATAAATATATTGATAAGTTGAAATGTGAAAAATTAAAGCAATTAAAGGGAAGAATTCATGTTTACCATTTGTTTGTAATTAAAGTTAAGAATAGAAAAAATAGAAATAAATTTATTAATTACATGAAAAAAAGGGAAATTCAATGTGTTATACATTTCCCTCCAATATATAAAAATTCATTTTATGATCCATTGGACAAAATTGATTATTCAAAACAATGTCCTAATACTGAAAAAGTAGCCGATCAAATAGTAAGTATTCCATTGTATTATAACTTATTATATGGACAACAAGAATATATCATTAATTGTATTAATGAATTTATAGAAAAGGAATGATATTTTATGATTAATAAAATTAAAGGAAATTGGTATATAATTTGTGATGGATGTAGTGAGAATGAAAGTTTTTCAACTTTTGAAGCCGCTTTAAATTATGCAAAAGAAAACAATTGGACAGTTGAAAAGAATGATAAAGATGAATGGGAAAATTATTGCGTTGATTGCCAAGAATAGAAAGGAATAATAAAAACAATGTTTAAAATATTTAGATTTATTGAAGAAAAGCCAAAAGATAAAGAAATTCGAGAATATCTACTAAAAGAAAAATTAAATAATTATTTAAAAAAGAATAAAAGTACCTTAAATGTTTGTAGTGTTCATGAGTTTTCGGAATTATGTAAATTTAATAATAAAAGCTATAGAATAGGTTTAAAAAATAACGATAAAGGTGGAGAAAATTTTCTTTATACTAGTAATACTCAAGAATTAATAATAGATATGTTTATTGTTACTCTTGATTATATGGAAAATAATTTGAATGAATTAATAAAAATAAGAAAATTATTAAATAATTTTTTTGAAAAGAAGTAAAAAAAATAAATAAAAAAGGATGATTTAAACTATGAAAAAATTTGAAAAATATTTTGGTACAAAAGAAATTGAAGCTTGTGAAATGAATTATGGAGAATATGCCGATTTTAAATATGGAGATAAAAAAATCAATACTGGTCTTCCAGATAATAAAAAAGGATATTCTGTTAGATATTCAGATGATTATTTATCATGGAGTCCAGAAGAGCCATTTAAAGCTTATAAAAAGATCAATGGAAATTTAACAAGATTAAGAAATGAATTATTGACTGAAGAACACACATATATTGAACATGATGAAAATCAATATAATGCTCCTCATAATTATTTAATTAAAAATATTGAAAATGATAATCTTTTATGCGGAATACATTTTCAATGTGGACCAGTTAAAGAAAAAGAATTAAATGGAGTTTTTCTACCTGATATTATTGGAATTTGCATTGACGTTTTGGAGAGTTTTCAAAATTCAGAATTTAAATGTAATGAAAATGATATCGCATTAGATGGCTTAAAAGCTGCTATTATAGCTTTAAGGTCGAGAACAAACAAAAGAAAAGAAAGGGGTGTTCATGGTATTTATGAAAAGTAAAACAATAATACTTGATTTTGGGTCTGGAAATACATGCCAAAATAACGAAAGAATAATAAAAAGAATGTATGATGAATTGAAGGCTATTGACAGCGGCAAGTATGAAATAATTGTAAAATGGCAATTATTTAAAGTTTGCGGTGCGAATATTCCTTTAACTGAAGAATCATTTAATTATGCTTATGAATATGGAAATCAATTAGGATATAAAGTAACCGCTTCTATTTTTGATAGACCATCATTAGAATTTTTACTCGGTTATGATATTCCATTTGTTAAAATAGCAAACAGACGAGAATTAGATTATTTAATAGATTTTATACCTGAAGAAATTCCAATATATATTTCAAAAACAAATGATTTAACAATTAAATTCGGAAATAAAAATATATCTGGGTTAGGCTGCGTAAAAGTTCCAAAAGAACTTGAAGAATTTTGGTGTATAAGTCAATATCCTGCTAGTGTTCAAGAATATTTAAAATTAGATATTAAAATTGGGAATAATATTTCAGATCATACGAATAATTTTGCATTGTTCAATAGATTTAAACCTAAAATAATCGAATGGCATTATAAATTAAAAACTTCTACAGGTTTAGATGCTGGGGAATTTGCAAGAACACCAGATATATTAAAGGAAGTGTTATAGTTGATAATAACTTTAATTCAAACCAGATTAAAATCAAATAGACTTCAAGGAAAATGTATAAAAAGTATGGCTGGTCATCCAATGACTAGCTATACAATTGAAGGAGCAAAACAAAGTAAATTAAGTCATTTTACAGGAATAATTTATCCATCTTCAGATAATAGTGTTTTTTCAAAATTATATTCAGATAAATGTTTTTGTTATTCTCATGAAGGAAATGAAGAAGATGTATTAAATAGGTATTATGCAGCATTAAATTATATACAAAATATTATACAAGAAAATATAACAAATGTTGTAAGAATAACAAGTGATTGTCCAATGTTAGGGTTTTATCCTAAAGTTATTGATGAAGTTATACAAAAACATTTAATAAATGATGCAGATTTTACACATAATAGAGGTAAAAATGGATTACCTAGCGGACTTGATGTAGAAATCATGAAATCTTCTGTCTTGGCATATATTAATAGTATTGCTGAAGATAAAGAAGATAGGGAACATGTAACAAGATTTATAAAAAATAATCCTAAACAATTTAAAATTTATGAAGTAAATTCATTTTTTCAAGATTTTAAATATAAATGGAGTGTTGATACATTAGAAGATTTTGAAAAGGTTGAAGACATTATAAAAATATTAAAAATAAGGAGAAAATATGAAAGATAATATTTATTTAGATATATTAGACATATATAACTTGGATCAATTAAGAAGATGGCGAAATGAAAATACCAAAAAAGGTATTTATAGAACACCGTATTTACTTACAAGTGATATGCAGATAGATTTTTTGAAAAATGTTATAAACAATCGAAGTATTAATGCCAGATATTGGGGAATTTTTAAAGAAGAGGCTGAAGGAGAAAGAGTCAAAGATATAGATACTTTTATTGGATATACTGGTCTTGATAAAATTCAATGGGAAAATGGAAATTCCGAAATAGCTTTAACTATTGGCCCCAAATATATTAGCAAAGGATATGGATCGAAAGTATTAAGTTTAGTTTTAAAAGAAGGTTTTAAAAATATGAGATTACAAAATATTTATGGTGAATGTTATAAATGTAATCCTAATATAGAATTTTGGGAAAAAATGATTAAAAAATATAACGGCTATAGCACAATTTTACCAAGTAGAAAGTTTTTTAATGGATCTTTTTTTAATTCGTTATATTTTAATTTCAATCATTATTATTTTGAAGAAAGAAATAAATAAATTATGAAAATATTAATAGCAACAATAAAAAAATGTCATATAGAAAAAGCTAAATCTTTAGATTATACATACAAAGAATTACAAATAATTACAAAAAAAGATTATTTATTAGAAACTTTAGTTAACTTCAGACCTGATTATGTGTTTTTTATTCATTGGTCATGGTTTATTCCAAAAGAAGTTTATGAGAATTTTAATTGTATATTGTTTCATTGTACGGATTTGCCTTATGGCAGAGGTGGCAGTCCAATTCAAAATCAAATATTAGATAATATAAGTCATACTAAAATATCTGCAATTAAGATAATTAAAGATTATGATTCTGGACCTATTTATCTAAAGGAAAATCTTTGTTTAAATGGAACTTGTGATGAGATATTAATTAGAATTTCAAATATTATTTTTAATAAAATGATTCCTAAAATAATCAATGAACAATTAAAACCTATAGATCAAATTGGAGAAGTTACAAGTTATACAAGAAATTATAATAATAGAATTGAAAAAGAATTTAATTTAAATAAGATATTTGATTTTATTAGAATGCTTGATGGTGAAGGATATCCAAAAGCATATATTGAATTTGGTGAATATAAAATTGAATTTTCAAGAGCAAGTTTAAAAAATGATCATATAATTGCAGATGTAAAAATTGAAAGGACGATAAAAAATGAAAAATAATGTAATAGCAATTGTGGCGCATCCAGATGATGAATTAATTGGTGTAGGTGGAACGCTTATAAAACATATAAAAAATGGTGATAGAGTCTCAGTATTAATTTTAAGTACTGGTATTACTTCAAGATATAAAAATGATAATACGAATATAAATAAAGAAATTCTTCAATTAAGAAAAATATCTGAAGAAGTCGCAAAATTTTTAAATTATAACATTTATTTTGCAAATCTTCCAGATCAAAAGTTTGATACAATTTCAATATTAGAAATTATAAAAATCATTGAATCATGGTTATTTTCTATTAAACCAAATATTATTTATACTCATAATTACAGTGATTTAAATATAGATCATAGACTAACTTTTACATCTACAATAACAGCCGCAAGACCATGTAATAATCAAATAAAAGAAATTTATTCTTTTAAAACTTTATCATCTACAGAATGGCAAGCTCCGAGCTTACAAAAATTTAAGCCTAATTTTATTAATAATATATCTAAGGATATTTTAGATCAAAAAATTGCGGCTTTAAAAATGTATAAAGATGAAATTAAAGAAAATCCTCATCCAAGAAGTATTGACAAAATTGTTAATGAAGCAAGTATAAATGGAAGTATTATTTTAAAAGAATATGCCGAAGTTTTCGAAATTATAAGAATTATAAAAGATTAGGAGAATTATTATGGCAAGAAGAAAAATAGTAACAAAACGTGTAAGACCAATTAATTATTTTAAACATGCTTTCTTTTATTCAAATTATTTAAAAGGAAAAAATATTATTATAGTTGGGCCTAGTAATATTTTAGAAGGATCAAAACAAGGAGAGGAAATTAATAATTATGATATTGTTGTAAGACTTAATAATACATTTCCAATAAATCCATTACATAAAGATTATTCACTCATACATGAAGATATCGGAAATAGAACAGATGTATTATATCATACGGGAGCCATTATGCGATCCTTGAAATGGGCTGCAAATAGATATAATACAGGTAGGATTAAACTATTAGATAGAGATAAAATAAAATGGATTGTTGCTAAACGTGATCCTGTATATGGCAACGAAAAAGAAAAAAGAGCATTAAATCGATTTGTTTTATTAAATAGAAAATATGTTATAGCAGAAAAGACAAAAGGAATAACTTTGAATACTGTCTTTGATTTTTTTGTAAATGACTTAAGGATAAAACTTGATGGAACTGAACCAAATATGTCTACAATTGCGATTATGCATTTATTAGAATTTAATATTAAATCATTAAGAATATTAGGCTGTGATTTTTATTCTGGTGAATATCACAAAAGTTATTTTATTCCTGATTATTTAGAATGGGATAATTTTAATAAAACATTAATAAGAAAAGACGGACAAAAAAGAAAAACACCAAAAGTTCCACATGATTATAAAAAACAAATTAAATTTTTACTTAATGTTTTTGAAAATGATAAAAGAGTAATTATTGATAATCAAATAATAGATTTATGGAAGGAAAAATTACAAGAATTATGATTAAAATTGGTGGCATAGAATATAAAATTATATATAAAAAAGATTTAGCAAGAGACAGAGGACATTTAGGAGAATGTTGCGGAAATTCAGCCGAAATTGGGATTGATAATAACTTAAATAAACATGTAGAAGATAAGGTATTATTACATGAAATTATTGAAGCTATTAATTTTGAATATGAGCTTAAATTAGAACATGAAAAGATTTCTATTTTAGAATCATCTTTATATCAAGTATTAATTGATAATAAGGAATTAATAGAAAAATTTTGGAAAAAAGAAAAGGAGTAAAAATATGATTGATGTAATCTATCTTACAGGAGGAAAGGGAAAAAGAGCTGAATTAGGATATCCTAAACAATTTGCTAGACTAAAAGGAAAACCTATTTTTATATATGGATTAGAAACCTTAAGAAAGATTGAAGATATTGGAACAATTATAATTCCAAGTGATTTAGATAATTCCAATGTAATAAGATTTTTAAATGAATATAATATTGAAAATAGATATATATGTGAAGCTGGGGAAACTCGACAGCAATCAGTTTTTAATGGATTAAAACATGTCAAGACAAAAAATGTTCTAATTTGTGAAGCTGTAAGACCTTTTATGTCGATAAATTTAATAAAAAAAGTTATAGAAGCAGACGGAGATTGTGTTGTCCCTATAGACTTATCAAGTGCCAGTGTAATTGATATATTAGGACATTCTTATGATAGAAATAGTTTTGGGACAGTTCAGATGCCGCAAAAATATGATTCTGAAAATCTTTATGAAGTACATGTATGTATGTATAATGAATCTTCTACTGATGACATGGATTTAATTTATAAACATAGTCGACTTTATGATAAAGTTCCTTTAAATCGTCCTTTTAAAAGAAAAATAATTTTTCATGGTGAAAGAGAAAATATTAAAATTACTTATCCTATTGATCTTAAAATTGCCGAGGCAATCTTAAATTATAAGGAGGGTAATAAAATTGAGTAATATTATAATAACTGGTAGTAGTAGAGGAATTGGGGCTGCAATTGCTAAAGAATGGTGTTATAGAAGCAAAGAAAATCTTTATTATCCAATTTCAAGATGGAGCGATTTTGATATAACAAATTTTAAAAAATTTGAAGAATTTATAAAAAATTTTGATGATTTTAATAAAGAAGATAAGAAATATTATCCAATTGCACTTATTAATAATGCTGGAATTGCAGAGCAAGGAAGTATTTTTGAAACTAATATTAAATCAATTAATAAACAATTTAATGTTAATTTTAATGCAGTTTTTAATTGTACTAAACAATATGTAAAATTTTGTATTAATAAAAAAATAAAAGGGAAAATTGTAAACATTGCTTCAACTGCTGGGCTAGGAGCAAGGCCCGGTAGGTCAATTTATGCAGCAACAAAAGCAGCTTTAATTAATTTTAGTTTATCAATGTCAGAAGAATTAAAACCATATGGAATAAAAATATATATTGTTTGCCCTGGGGCAGTCAATACAGATATGCGACATGAACTAGAGCCTGATGATGATTTTAAAAATATGCTTCAACCTCATGAAATAGGCAAATTTATTTGTAATTTGATAGAAAGTGATAATTTGCTTAATGGACAAATATTGGAGGTTAAAAAATAATGTTAGTAAATATTTTAAATAAAGTTCATTATCCAATAATAATTGGGAAATATACGTTTAAACCTTTTGAAGAAATTACAATTAGAATTGATTCGGATTCTTTATTTAGAGAAATAAGAAGTGATAGAGGATTAAGAGTAGGAAAACCAAACAATGAATCATATATAAAAAGACATGGCCTTAAAAAAGGACATAAAATAAATTTTATTTATGACAACATGAATCAACATGCAGGAGAAGCGTATATTCATGCAATAGAGGCTTTATCAAATCCAATAATGAAACATCTTCCCGAAAAAGATATTGGATATTCAAAAATACCATTAACTAGAATGAATATTAGGTTTTTTAATTCAGCAAGAATTAACGAACAGGGTAAAGCCCCAGTTGGCCCAAATGATATTTTCTTTTCACATGGAATTGGCGATAAAAATTATTGGAAAGGAAGTAAAATTGCCGACTATAAATATGCTTTTGTACCGGGACCAGCATGGGAAAATAGAATGAGAAATACTGGATATAAGGGAGAAATATTTATTTGTGGATATACTAAATTAGATCCATTGATTAATATTGATAAGAATTCAATTAAAAAGAATTTAAAACCTAAAATTCTATGGGCTCCTACTCATGGATATCATTCGAAAAATAAAGGGAGATCAAGTTATCCAGCATTTTTAAGATATTTAGATCAAATTCCAAAAGATTATGATTTAGTAACAAGCTTACATCCAACAAGTAAAATGCATAATAAAAAGAAACAATTACCGACAACAAATGAATTATTAGAAGCCGATATTGTTATCGCAGATGCAGGATCAACTTTATACGAAGCATGGATATTAGGCAAGCCTGTAATTTTTCCTGATTGGATTTGTGCAAAAGATACAATGAATCATTTTAAAACTGATCCAGCAAATTTTGAATATCAAATTTATTCTAAAAAAATTGGTTATCATGCAAAAGATATGAAAGATATGATTAAATTATTTGATATTGCTTTATTAGATGGAATGAAAGACTTAGAAAAAGAATTTATAGAAGGAATTTATCCAACAGACTTAAGAGGTAAAGCAGGGCAAACAGCAGCAAAACAAATATTAGAATTAGCTAACAGGTTAAAAATATAATGACTAGTATTGAATTATCAGAGAAATTAAAAATATCTCATAAAGCAATAATAAGATATTTAAAAAAATATAAAAATGATTTTACACAATTTGGTAATATGAATTCTTGTATATTAAGATATGGCAAAGGTACTAAGGGAGGAAGACCTTTAGAATTTTTTAATTTAAATTCTAAACAAATAGATTTATTAATTCTTTATCTATCTCCTAATAACAATATCATAAGACAATATAAACAGAAATATATTGACAAATGATATAAATAAGATAGAATAAAAACATTAAAAATAAAAAAAATTGTGTTGCCTATAACTTTTATTTTTTTTTAAACTACACATAAAAAAAGAGTGATGATGACCTCTTTTTATTACCTTAAAAATAATAATACAAAATAAAAAAGGGTTAATATTACCCTTTTTTATTTTTATGTTCTTGTATTTTTTCTTTTAATATCATCTTTATATAAGTTGCCGTAAGTAAACCTTTATCTTTTGCGATAGTTTCAATCTCTTCTTTGAATTGCTTATCTATCGTGAAATGTATATATTCTTTTTTATTTTTTTTATTATTCAAATTATCACCTCATCCTAATTTTTTACCACAAATAGGGCAATAACCAACATTTGCCATTGTTCTAAAAAAATTATCGGTTTTTTCATAACGAATATCCAAACAATCGCTGTGAAAATGTGACTTACAATTAGTACAATAAAATGAAGGATCGCCGCATAATATCTTATTATTTATTACTTTTCCACAATTTTTAGCTGCACAATATATTTCTTTTTTGTCTCTCATAAGTTAAAGCTCCTTTTTAATTGATTTATTCTATAATAACATAAATACAACATAAATACAACATAAAATGTTGCATTCATGTTGCATTTATGTTATACTCTTCTTATTAGCTCGAATTCGATAGAATTAAATATAATGGAGGTATGATAATGATTTCAAATGAACAAATAGCTTTAAACGTAACAATTGAAGAAATGATATTGGATTATAAAAGTGAATTATATAAGTTTAAAAAAAGAAAAAATCTTTATGATTATAGAATAAAAATGTATAACAATAATATTAGAAAATTTACTAAATATAGCAATTCTAATAATGCAGTTATGGAGGTTAGAGCAAGTTTATATTTAAGAACCTGCGAAGAAATGATAAAACAAAATGAAAGATATATAAATGACATAGCTGAAGAAGGTAGAGACAAAGAAGAATTTTTAAAACATGAAATTTGGGCTTTGCTCTTCGAAACTATTACTAATAAAGTAATTAATGAAAATACTATTTTATCTAAAAATGGTTATTTAATTTATTCTCTACCATCGGCAAAAATATATTTTAAGAAACAAGAAATTATAATATCTGATGAAGAAAGATTATATAATTTTTTGATCAGAAATAAATTAGAAAAAGACTATATTGATACTAATAAAAAAATATTATTTAATCTATTAAAAGATCATCTTTATATTTGCGAAGATGGTTCGATTAGCAATGAGGATGGATTACTTTTTGATGGAGTTTGTCTAAGTAATCCAGAAATACAAATAAAATTAAATGAAGATTAGGAGAATATATCATGAAAACTAAAACTAAAAAAATTTATACTGAAACTCAAAAGGATTTGATAAGAAATAATTTGGAAAAAATATTGACTTATTATGGTGCAAAGGAAGGAAAATATAATTGGCAATGTATTCCTTATAGACATAATAAAGCAGACAATGATCTATCAATAAATGGTAACGTTTGTTGTTGTCATTGTGGCATTAAAGGTGATGCATTTAATGTTATAGCTGAATTAGAAGGTTATAACATTAAAAAAGATTTCACTTTAATAATAGAAAAAGGCATTGAAATAGTAGGGTGTCAAAACCCTACTATTAATTATACCTATAAAACTAAAGAAAAAAGCAATAAAAACAATGAATCTACTAAAGAAAAAGAATTTAAAAATGTTAATCATAATCTAACTGATATTATACTACAATATTTCTCTTTATCAAAAAATTATTATTATTTTTATAGAAGAAATATTAAAAATGATAAGTTGTTAAAACATTATAAAATAATTTGTGATGATCCAAGAAAGATTTTTCCAAAAGAATTATTACCTCAAGTTTATAACTTATGGAGTTATCAAAATATAATTCCTGTTTGGGAAGATAGAAGAGTGGTTAATGTGATCTTAAGAAGAGACGACTATTTAAATAAAAAAAATAAAAAGACTTTAAACCTAAAAGGTCTTTCTTTGAAAATCTGGAATGCTGGTTATATTAGGCATTCACAAAAAAATGATATATTCTTTATAACAGAGGGAATTTTTGATGCATTATCGCTTGAATGTATCGATTGTAAAGGAATAGCTTTAAATTCAATAACAATGGTCAATAAATTCTTAGATATTATTAAAGAATTTATTGATCAATTAAAAGAAAACAATGTAAAATTCTTTATTTGCTTTGATAATGATCAAAGAAATCCAGAAAAGCCGAATAAAAAAATGCCTTCTGAAATAGCGAGGGAATCGCTTGATGAAGGTTTAAGGACTCTTGGATTAAAAAGCATAATTTTAAAATTGAATAAATATAAAGATGTAAATGAATTCTATATGAATAATGCAGCTTTATTCAGAGAAGAAATTTACAAAGCTATAAAATTTATAGAAAAAAGAGGAAATAATTAAATGAAACTATCTAAAAAAATTTATTTATTAGAAGATGATAAAAGATATTTAGAGATCAATTATCGAAATATAAAAGTAAAAATATATGATAATCAAAGATATCTTATAGAATATATTTTAGATCATATAGTCAATAAGAATAATAATTCTAATCAAATATATAGTTTTTTATATGATTTTAATGATTTATATAATCTATGTAATAGAAATAATTTTTATATTTATGCTTTTGCATATCAAAACAAAAATTTTATTAAATTAGAAATGTTTGAAAAATGGAAAAGATTAGGAATAATATTTCAAAATAAAAGAAATATTATATAAAAACGTCAATTAAATACACATAAAAATAACAAACAATCATGTTTTTTGTTCTACGTAGAATAAATATAACATGTTTGTTTTTTTTTGTCATGTAGGATATAATTGAATTAGCCGACGGGCGTAAACGGAATATAAAGTCGACAGACTATAAATCGGAGGAAATTATGATTTTACAAAAATTCAAAAGATTTAAGAAAGTATTATTTGCTAGTTTTTTGTTTCCAATAATTCCAGTGTTGAGCATTCCAGAAGGTGAAAATGGAGAAAATGAAAATAGCGAAAATCAAGATAACACAAATGGTGAAAATTCAAATAGTGAAAATGGAAATGACGGAAATGGAGAAGATGGAAATAATTCAAGTGGACAAGTTATTTTTAAGTCACAAGCAGAATTTGACAATCTTTTGAAAAACAGAATTAATAAAGCTATTAAGAAAACTAGAGAAGAACTTGAAGCTGAAAAGAAAAAAGAAAGTTTAAGTGAACTTGAAAGACTTAAATTAGAAAAAGAAGAAAGTGACAAAAAATTGATTGAAGCAACAAACAGATCAAATCAATTTTTAATTCAATCAAAAGTTGTTAGTATTGCAAGTAAATTAAAAATTAGAGATCCCGAAGCTGCTTTTATTTTAATGGACAAGGATGATGTATCCATTGACGATAATGGAAAAGTTCTTGGAATCGAAAATTCATTGAAAGCATTAATTAAAGACAAACCTTATTTATTAGATTCTGGTAATGATAGTAATAATCAAGACCCTCAATCGGGTGGAGACGATCAAAATGCTGGATCAAATAAGCCATCTGGAAATAGTGTAGATATGAATTATTTGATAAGAAAAAAAGCTGGATATGCTGATTAAGTAGTTTTAGGGATATAAGGAGGAAGTTTCATGGCAACTTATATTCCAAGAGCTGGTGTTGAAGCTCTTATGCCTGAAGATGTACAACGTGAAATAGTTCAAAGTGTTCCCGAAAATTCTGCGGTTATGACATATGCAAGAAGAGGTCCAAATATGTCAAGGGCTCAAAGAAGAATTCCTTGTTTATCAGTTTTACCAACTGCATATTTTTCAAATCCGGGACCATCAACTAAAACAGAAGATGAGCAATGGAAAAGATTATCTAAATTAATGTGGGAAAATAAATACATTGATGCAGAGGAATTAAACGTCATTGTTCCAATTCCAATGGCAGTTTTAGACGATGCTGACTATGATATTTGGGCAGAAAGTAAACCTAAATTAATAGAAGCTTTCGGAATTGCTTTTGATCAAGCTGTATTTTATGGGATTAATGCTCCTCAAATATGGCCCGATAACATTGTTGCGGCTGCTACCGCTGCTGGAAATTTTGTACCTAAAGGAAGTATCATAAGTCCAAATACAAATAAAAGCGATATATATGAAGATATAATGGGCGATGGTGGTTTAATAGCAAAAGTTGAAGAAGATGGATTCATGGTTGATGGTCATGTATGCAGTATGACAATGAGATCAAAATTTAGATCATTAAGAGCCACAGATGGAATTCCTATCTTTAAATCTTTAAACAAAGAAGGAGTTCAAGGAAGTAGTACTTATTATCTTGATGGTGAGCCTTGCGTATTTCCTAGAAATGGAGCTATAATTCCAAATAGGTCATTAATGATTTCTGGCGAATGGAAACAATTAATGTATGCAATTAGAAAAGATATCATGTGGACAATTTTGACGGAAGCAGTTATTCAAGACCCTACCACAAAAGAAATCGTATTTAATTTAGCCCAACAAAACATGATTGCGTTAAGAGCGTCTATGAGATTAGGATGGCAAGTACCAAATCCTATAAATCGTCTTAACGAAATTGAAGAAACAAGATATCCATTTTCTGTATATGGTGAAGCTGTAAGTTAAGTTAGGAAGTGATAAAAATTTTTAAATCAAATGTTGAGTTTCTTAAGGAAAGGTATTATAAGGGGAAATTATATAAAATAGGTGATGTGGTTAAAATGGATCAAAGTGATGCAACCGCATATTTAAATCAAAATGCAGTAAAATATCATGTTAAAACAGCTAAAAAAATTCCATTAGAAAAGAAATCATACAAAGAATTACAAGATATTTGTAAAAATAATAATCTCCCTGCAGTTGGCAAAAAAGAAGATTTAATTATTTCTTTAAATGAAAAAGGAATTAATTAATGAGGTGATTTAATATGCCTTATAATGTAAATAATTATCCTGATAGAATTAAAGCATTGCCAGCACAAGCGAAAAAAATTTGGGTAGCTGCTTTTAATAATGCTTTCAAAGAATATAATGGTAATGAAAAAAGAGCAAACCAAACAGCTTGGGCGGCAGTTGAAAAAGCTGGATATAAGAAAGACAATACTGGACAGTGGAAGAGGTGGGTATAGCATAATGGCATATATTACAAGTTCAGAATATGCAACATTAACAGGACGAGATTCGTCCGAAGCAACAACAATAAGGATAAGACTTGCCTCAAAACTGCTAGATGATAGAATAGGTAATTACGGTATTTACAAAAATGGATATAAGATTGACACAAGTAAATCGACTTGGTATGTATCACCTTGTTTGTTATCTGATGATTATAATTATGTTAATGTTTCTAACACGAATTATAAGATAGAAGTTACTACAGGGCAAAAAGAAGCAATACAATTATGGATAGCTTCAATGATAACTGAATTATTTAATAGTGGTAATACTCCAAATTCACAAAATAATTTAAGACTAGGTCGATTTAGTGTCTCAAAATCGAAAAATTCAACAGGATCAAAGCTTCCCGAATCAATGGGGTACGTTGATTCAATTTTAATTTCATCTGGAATAATTGAGAAAAGAGTTGGTTTAAAATGAGTATAGCAGCTTTCAATAAAATGATGAATCATTCGATAACTTTAAAAAAAATGCAACGAAATGCTGCTGGCGATTTTTCGATTATTTCAAGTGATAATACCTTAAAGGGATTTGTCCAATATGGTAATAATTTAATAATCAATGAAAAAGGTGAAAAAATCTTATCAACTGCAATTGTTTTTTTAAAAGATGATTGTGGAATTGATATAAATTATCAATATTGGCAAATTGATCAAACATCTCCACAAGTAAGATCAAATATGGAAGTATTAAAAATTGATCCTATTGATCATCCATTACAAGCAGGAAAAACACATCATTTTGAAATTATGGTGAGGTGATATTATGGGTTTAGGTGGTTGGAGTATTTGGAGAGGTAGTGAATTAATAATAATAATGAATCAGGCAGCAAGAGCGGCAGTTTTTCAAACTTGCGATGCTGTAGTTCAAGCAGGAAAAGGCGAAGTTCCATTGGATGAAGGAACGCTAAGAAATACAGGGGTAGCGAAAATGTCTCCTGATGGGAAGCCTGCTGGTTGTGCTTGTTTTGGTGGCGGTCCTTCTACTGGATATCCTGTAATTCCTTACGCTATTAGATGGCATGAAAAAAACGCAAATTTCCAACATGGTCGAAAAAGATTTTATTTAAGAGATCCATTTAATCGATTAGCGAAGGATAAACTTTTATCTAATCTTAGGACAGGAATAGGAGGCGTATTATGATTGCCGATAATTTCATTGAATGGCTACAAGAAGAAGGATTCGGGGTTGTTGGTACTGATTTATTTGATAATTTCCAACCTTTGTCCCCTGATAATTGTGTAACTGCTTTCGACGTCAATGCTCCACAAATTGACGAGTCAAGCAGCTTATCAGTTGATCTATTTGGACTTCAAGTTATTACAAGAAATTCAAGCAAAGCGGCAGCCAAAGAACTTGCTTATAATATTCACAAATACTTTATGGGTTTTGGTGGTACTCCTCTAATTACTGGCGGTCCAATTGTTAGCGCTGTATTTATAGATCAGCCACCAGAAAACTTGGGGAAAGATGAAAAAAACAGAACAGAATATGCAGTTACTTATAATTGCCGAGTACAAAGTACAGGCAATAAATATAGATTGTAAGAAAGGAGGATTTTTATGCTATCTAATAAAACTTTTAATATTTTTAAGAAAACTTTGAAAACTATTTTATTAGCTCCTGTTTTGCCTATTCTAATGGCAAGTCCAGACAATGTCGACGGGGAAGTCAAATTTGCTGGAACTGTCGTCGAGGTAGATAGTCAAGTCGTAAGCAAAATAACTTCTTTTAATAGAAAAGTTTCGGTTTCTGAACAAGATATTACTGGCTCAGAAGATATCGTTCCCGGAACAGATGTTTTACATAATGTATTTACATCAATTGCAGTTTCGGAAACTGCGGATATTGAAGGTATAACTATTGAATCATCAACAAGCGGATTAGATGATGGACAAAGTGAATTAAAAGATGCTGTTGATCAAGGTAAAATAATTACTTTGAAAAGTACAAGAAATACTGGATATGGTTGGGCTTTAAGTGGATTCTTTACTTCATATGAAGAAGGAGCGGACACAAGCGGAGTTTATACTTATAAGGGTAGCTTTAGAATTAATTCTAAAGTAGAAATAACTCCAGGTAGTTAAAGCAATAAAAAGATAAAAGGAGTTTAAAATGTCTGAAAATAATTTAAATAATAATGCCGGTAGAATCGAATTTTTAAATAAAAAACAAGAAGAAATTACCGAAAGACAAAGTAATAATCTTGTTTTGGATTTTGATCAAGCATTAAAAGAGGAAAACAAACAAAAAATAGAAATAAAACTTTTAGGTAGAACTTATTTTTTACCTAAAAAAATGCCTTTTAATTTTTCGACCTTTTTCCTAAGAAATTGTTATAAAAAAATAAAAGGACAATGGACTATCATTATGGATGATGATAAAATAATGCCTTTTATAGAATTAATGTTTGGAAAAAAGTTTATTGAAAATTTAGAAAAGTCTAGGGATAATAGAATTTCTCTGATGTTTGTTTATGAAAATATAGTTCCCAAAATATTAGATGAATGGGGATATCATATGGATACAAGTAAATCTGGTCATATATCAGAAAAAAAAATCCAAATCCCAAAATAATAATTTGGGCGTGGGGAAGCTTAGAAGCTGATTTTAAAAGATTTTATGACTTAGATTTAAATTATATACATAAAAATAATTTAATTACTTGGAGGAAGTTTTTAATACTAGTTAGAGGACTTCCAGAGGATTCAGCATATAGTCATTGGTATAATGATAAAAGTAATAGAAGTTTTGTTGAAGCTGAAGAAGTAATTATAAAATAATAGAATAGATTTTATTGGCAAAAAAAAGGAGTTTTAATATGTTTATTGTTGGAAGAGTAACTGCTCCGATAGATGCCGATCTTTCCCCATTCCAGATAGGCTTGGCAAGTGCTAGAGGAATGGGGTCTGCTTTTGCTAGTCAAATTAGCAATTCATTGAAAAGTGTATCAAGTTCGATGATGTCGGTTGGAAAAAGTCTCACAAAATTTATTACCGTTCCTCTAGCTGCTGGGGTTTTAGCCGCTGCAAAATTCGGTAAAGATTTTGAAGCAGAAATGTCAAAAATTGTTGGCCTTGTTGGAGTATCTCAAAGGCAAGTTAATTCATGGAAGGGAGATATATTAAGTATGTCTCCAGCGGTAGCAAAGCCACCTAAAGAGTTAGCAGAAGCAATGTATTTTGTTACAAGTGCTGGATTAAGAGGAGCAGACGCTTTAGATGTTCTTAAAACGTCTGCTAAGGCAAGTGCCGCAGGATTAGGAGAGACTAAAACCATTGCCGATCTTGTAACATCTGCTGTTAATGCCTATGGAATAAAAAATTTAAGTGCAGCACAAGCCACTGATATTTTAGTCGCAGCTGTTCGAGAAGGTAAAGTAGAAACTTCAGAGTTAGCAGGGTCGTTGGGACAAGTATTGCCTTTAGCTAGTGAGTTAGGTGTCTCATTTGATCAAGTAGCAGCAACGCAAGCGTCAATGACAAAAACAGGTACGCCAGCAGCGGAGGCCGCAACTCAGTTAAAAAGTGTTTTAGCAGGTTTAATCAAACCATCAAAACAAGCTGAAGAACAACTTAGGGCAATGGGAACTAGTTCTGAAGAAATGCGTAAAAAAATTAGAGAAGAAGGATTGTTAAAAGCATTAATTGAATTAAGAGAATTGACAACTAAATATGGAAAAGAAGCAATTGCTAGAGTATTTCCAAATATTAGAGCATTAATGGGCGTACTTGACTTAACTGGTCAGAGCCTTGAAAATAATAAGAAAAGTTTTGAAGCTGTTACAAATTCTACTGGTATGCTTGATAAAGCTTTTAAAGCAGCAAGTGAAACGGTAGATTTTAAATGGAATGCTGCTTTATCTGCATTGCAAGCAAATTTAATAAAGTTTTTTGATGTCATTAAGTCAGTTGCAGTACCAGTTTTAGAAACATTAGTCAAAGCTTTTGACTTCGTAGGCAATGCTTTTGCTTCTTTAAATCCATTTCAACAAAAATTAGTGGCTGGATTTGCAGCAATGGCAGCACTGATCGGGCCAATTATTGTGGGTATAGCTACGGCCATTGGTGTTCTAGGTGGAATTATTGGTGGTGTAAGTACTGTAATAGCTGCTTTTACAGCAATTATAAGTACAGTCTCAGTGCCAATTTTAGCTGTAATCGGTGTTATTGGTGGACTTGTAACCGCTTTTGTAGGATTAATTTTAAGTTCTGAAAAAGTTCGAGGAGTTATATTTGAAAAATTTAATGGAATTATTGCTAAATTAGGAGAAGCAGCAAAATTCATTCTAGAAAATCTAAATAGCATAAAAGGGGCTTTTATAGCATTAATAAAAGGAATTGCAACTGGTAATTTTGGCGATTTTATAAACAATATGAAGAATTTGGTTCCAAGTGAGACTATGGCAAAAATACATCAAGCTATTATTAGCTTTGTAGAATTTAGAGATAAAATGATTGAGATCAGGGACAAAATTATTTCATTTAAGGATGAATTTATGAATGCCTTTAATTCAATTAAAAATGTAGTAACTACAGTTATAGATGGAATTGTAGGGGCTGTAGGTAGCTTTGTTGGTGTAATTGCTGCTGGTTTTGCTAATGTTAAAGAAACAGTCGCAAATTCCTTTAAAGGTTTTAATGTTAACGCAATTAAAAAAGCTTTTGAAAATATAAAAGCTGTAATAGGACCAGTTGTTACGCTATTTAAAGGACTTGGAATAGTTATAGGTGGTGCTATAGCTGCAATAATTGGAATAATTGTTGGTCTTTTTAACGGAATCGTCAAAGCTATTGATAATGTTATCGCAGCTATTATGAATGTCATAGCCTTTATTGGTGGTGCTTTAGGTGTATTTGTCGGACTATTTACAGGCAATTGGAAATTAGTTGATGAAAGCTTTCAAAACATGTGGAATAGTATATTAGACTTTTTTGGAAATATTGTCGTTGCTATAATTGATTTAGTTTCGGGATTTGTCGAAGGAATAGTCGGGTTTTTCACTGGATTATACGAAACTCTAGTCGGTGGATCAATTGTGCCAGACATGATTAATGGAATAATTGAATGGTTTTTAACTCTTCCAGCAAGAGTTTTAGAAATTATTCTTGGATTTGTTACGAAAATTATTGAATTTTTCGTAAATTTACAAACTAAGGCTAATTCAATTGTAATTGCTTTAATAAATGCCATTATAGCTGCTTGGAATGACATGAAATCTAATATTTCAAGAATTGTAAGTGCTTTGATACAACTTGCGATAAGTCGTTTTAACACTTTTAAAAGTAATGTATCAACAATTTTTAATGCAGTAAAAAGCGTATTTAATTCAATTTGGAATAGTATAAAATCTACAGTTTCAAATATTGTAAGCTCGTTAATTAGTTCAGTTAAAAGCAAAATAAGCAGTTTAAGAAGCGGAATTTCAAGTCTTTTAAGTAGTATAAAAAATACTTTTAGTTCAGCATGGAACAGCATAAAATCAAAAGCCATAAGCACTATTTCAAGCATGGTTAGCAGCATAAAAAGTAAAATTAAAGGAATTGCTTCATCTGCTTATTCTTCAGGAATGGCGATCGTTAACGGAATTAAAAACGGTATTAATGCCGCAGCAAGTGGGGCAATTGGAGCATT